TTCATAGGACCCTTACTTGTGACACGATCCCAAAACCCTTTTTTATGAGCGCTTAACAGTGCTGTTGTGATCACAACAGCCAAAACGCAAAATTGGGGTTTTAATTTGATACCAATTAGCAAAAGAGAGATATTTTATTTACAAATCGTGGAAGAACACAAATTAATTTAATATTGATCCTTTTTTGATGTTTTGCTTTCTCCATTATTATATACCAACTTATTATCTTAAACACAAAAAAGTCCCACACCAGCCAATTAAGGCCAGTGTGAGTTTTTCTTGTTTTGTCTAAAATTACAACTTTTGTGGTTAAAAATCAATTTGTACCATATTACTAACATTCCTAATAGGTGTTTACATTTTTCACCAAAAAAGGCAATTTATTAACATTGCATCTACTTGCTTCATTTTTCCGGTTTTACATCTTTTGACTGATTTTCTAAATCATTACTTAATAAGTAATGATTTACCGGGATAAATCGTTGAATAGATACTCTTACCATTCTGGCTAGCCAGTGTGTACATGCTTAAGCCGTTGCGTTAGGCAATCGACCACCAACTATCACCGGACTTGACCGTGTGGTACCTGTGAGAAGCTATGGATTTAGAATACCACTTACCAATTACCAGTAGTGTAGTGTTTCTCAGTAGTGAGTATTAAAGTTGCACGATTTCTCATATATTCCTATGATAATAATGGAACCTAGTAATAATCTGGTTTCCTCTTTCGCTAAGATCCTTTTTCTTATGTATTAGCCGTCTGCCTTTACAGCAGGCGGCTTTTTACGCAAAAAATCCCCTGCGCCGAAACGCAGGGGATTAGCAAATTCAATATTTAATTATACTACTATTTACCTGCTTGTGAGGCGGATTCTGACGACTTTTCAGCGTCAGATGATGCAGAACTATCCGCTACAGCAGCTGTGGACGCCGGCCCTTGCACTTCATCAGCAACCTTATTAGTCGTTGCTTCGACTTGGATTTTCTCATTACTATCAACTGTTGGCGCTGCCACCGTTTGAACGTCAGTAATAACACCCAGCATCCCGAGGATCGTTAATACAGTATTAATAACGGCGACAATGGCTGACCAGTCACCAGTAAACTTAATGCCAAACATGGCAAAGATTTGTTGAATCAAAACGATCAGTAACGAAATAATCCCAGCAATCAACTTACCATTTAAACTTCCGTCGGCATTCTTAAAACTAATTTTTTTCATTTCCTTTGGCTTCCTTTTCATATAGATGTTTAAATTCAATGTCATGACCATCTAACCGGCCTTCTACCTTAATGACCCGATTTTCAATCGCGTTCATCGCGTCGGCGTTTTGCTGTCGTACTTTTAAGCTTTCATTGGTAAACCGGCTAAGCCGCTTTCCTAAATCGTTAAGTGGGATGCGGACCGTTTTATTTAAAATCCAGTTAGCTAACACACAAACACTAGTGACAATGGCAACAATCGATCCCCATTCATCCCAGCCTAATCCTAATAGTGTATGCAATTACCGCACCACCAATCGCTGGCCAGGATAGATAGTGGTGTAAATCGTCTTGCCGTTCTGACTAGCTAATGTAGTCATACTTAGGCCGTTTCGCTGAGCGATTGACCACCAGCTGTCGCCAGACTTGACTGTGTAGTACATGTGAGTGGCACCACTATTTACGTATTCCAGCGTATTGCTTGCTGGGCCTGTTGCTAGATAACCATAACCATTAAATCGTGGCTGACGAGCCCAACGATAACCACCTTGAATAATAGCTTGATCAGTTTTTACCGTAGTGCCTGCTGGTAAGGTAGTGATAACACTTGATGAAGTCGAGGCGCCAATGCGTAGCTTAACCGCAGTCTTGAGCGTGTAGATTTTTGACTCCTTGACCCACTTGGCTGACGTAGACGGCTTAGAAGTGTTTTTTTTGGCTTCCTGGTTGTTGGCCTTAACCGCATCCTTATCGGTCGGTTTGACCGTTGATTTTTGACCAGCTGTGTAGTAATCAGTATAAAGCTGACTGACGTCAAAGCCACCGTAACTAATCCGAAAACGAGCTGACCCGGACCATTGCCAGGCATTATTATTCGTATACCATTTCTGACCAGACATGACATAGGGGTAACCAGCAACCCAACCTGTTTTGCCCTTGATGGTCATCTTGTTGTTAGCCCATGATCCAGACGTATAAATGTCGGCCCGATAACCAAACTTCTGAATCTCTCGCATGAAGGCGGCATTGTTGCGGTCATTGGTCGCTTGGGATAAGATTCCTTGTTCTTCAGCCGATTCTACGTCCGTTGCCAGTACTGCACCCACCGGTAGCCCTGCTGCTTTGGCTGCCTGACCAGCAAAGTCTGCTTCGGCAATCGCTTGAGCCCTAGTCTTATAATGGGCAAAATGATAGCCGTTGACGTATAAGCCAGCCGTTTGACCATTAGCGATATTGCTAGCAGCATAGCCATCTTTGAAGGTTGTGCCTTCACTAATCTTAACGGTGAGGGCCTTAACACCGAACTCGTTACGCATGGATGTGTACTCAGCGGTGCTCATGTAGCCGTTGTTATTCGACACATCGACCATGTCCATGCGAGCAGCCTGACTGGTAACATTGACCATTAAAAAGGCCATAAAAATGGCGCCCACCGTTAAGATGAGTGCCTTTAACTTGTGCTTATTCAATTGTCTACCTCCTATTTGTCATTCCTGATTGAACGGTCAAAAGCGTCCTAAAATACACTTGCCTAGTCGTTTTAACTTATTAATTTTCAATTCACCATCTCTTCAAAGTTCATCTTTCACTTAATACTTATGATGTTGGCAATTCATTCTTAAGAATGGATTGCAGCACACTCTGCGCCTCCGACATCGTAACATCGTCTAACTTCTTATCTGAAAAATCTGATTCAGTGGCAGTAACATTCGCATTCACATATGTGCCAGTTTCAGACTGATTAAATTGAGTGGATACCGATGAAATCTTGCCAGCAGTAAAACTCCACCCACCATTAACTGCAATTAGAGAGTCAATTACTGATGGAATCTTATCCACCGCACGTTTAGATAATTCTTTTTTTGTTAGATCATCGAAAGTTTCATCTTTAGTTAAGTCTGTCGGATAAATAGTGATATTTGCTGTGATAGTTGCTCGACCTTCTACTTCGCCACGAAGACCTGCAATTACGGAAGTTGTGTTACCGTTTCCATCTATATTATAAGAGATGCTAGTGTTTAATAATTCCATCATTATTCCCCTTTTCCATATGCTTTATCAAACTGATCAAATACTAATGCGTATACTAGAGCTGTTTGCCCTTCCAGCTCATATGGATAGTCCTCAAGTGCATGAAATAAAGCTTTCATTCGTGCAGAATATGAGCTAATTTCAATACTTACCGGTTCGTCTACCAATTGATCAAACTCTTTTTGAGCTTCGTCCATGGTGTATCCATCTTTCAGAATTAGAGTCTTTTTGTCTTTCTTATAGATAAAATCACCATCTTTATCAGTTTTAAAAAAGTTCTTTTGCGTTGCTAATTGGTCAGCGTTGAATTGCTTGTTTAGATCCTCAAGATGCTTAATTAGCCACGTCCGCCCAAGAGAAGCTCGACCTTTAAGCTTGAACTCTGATAAAGTATTTCCAATTGCTACCAGTTGTCCATTTGTGAATGTTAATACTTCTTTGCTTGCTGTCATAATTAATTATGCCTCTTTCGTTTGTTTGACTTTGTTTTCTAATTCAGTTATGCGGTCCCGATAATTGCGAATTAACGGAATAAGCGATAATGCTACCCGATCATACTGAATACCATTGACATTCCCTTTATCATCGTACTCAACAAGTTCATTCAAACCAGCAGCATCCAGATCATCGGCAATCATTCCGAAATAAGTTTCTGGATTTTTAGCGTTAGGATCGAGAGTCTTTGCTAATACTTCTTCTTTGTCTTTCCAATGTGCAACTGGAATTTCTAGGAGTTTGTCCCCCATCTTGGTTTCAAATGATCGAACGATGTCAGTCTTGTACTTAGCGGCGGAAGTCGACATAACTAATGCGCCATCAGTGGCCAAATAAGCATTCGCCCCATGGGACGATGTATGGGGAGTTTTTAGATAAATATAATCGGCATGCATAGTGATATTAGAACCATTCATGCCTGTACCTGCATGACCCGTATCGCCAACTCTTATAAACGGTGAAAAGCTTATGCCATCAGTGAATGCTTTACCACCAGATATACATACACCTCGTTCTGCACCACCAATCTTGGTTACTTGCCATCCGCTGGTTGAATGACCTCCAGAAATACCTGCGAACCTTTCTTCACCCATTGGTGACGTAAATATATCGCCATCATTAGCTCCGTTAGTAACCACAAAATAGTCACGTCCCCAGACCAAGATGCCCCTGCCTGAGCGTTACTGATACGAACATACGGGCTAGATTGACTTGAGAATAGTGTCGGTTGGATCATTTGAATTTCCCCGCCAGATATAAATACACGATTATACTTATCCGCAACTGAAATATACTTATTATTGATGTTAATATCAATTGCATTATCAGTCGAATGGATACGTCCCGCCTGGAATTCAACATTACCAGTATTCAGATTAATTGATAAATTACTACCTTTAATCGTACCAGTGGTTATGTTGTTCGCATTCAAATTAATTACGTTTATATTCGCAGCATTAATAGTACCTGCAGTAAGCTTATTAGCACTTAGGTTCGCTATCATGGCATCCTTAATGACGGCATTATCGATATAGGTATCAGCGGTTATATGCAATTTGCTACCGTATATCTGAATTCCTTCAGTAGAGATATTAATTGCGTTAATAACTCCCGCCTTTTCGACACGAAAATTGATCCTATCATTAGCTTGATTGATATAGGAATATGCGTGCTCAAGGTCTGCATTAGATGAAATATCAGGAGTAAAGGCAGCAGCAGTATCTCCTTGGTTAAGCATTGGACAGATCATAGCAATATGCCCACCGCCATGAATCTGAAGTGCAAGACAAACAGTTTCAGTTCCAGCCGGAGGAACAGCGCTTTCAACTTTAATTAGTTCTAGTCCACGGCTTTTTTTAGTCGTTTCCTTGAGTCCAATACGAGCACCACTAGTGTTGTAAAATTCCACAGTGATCCTTGCATCGATTCCAACGGTATCAATATTCACATAAGCACTAGCTGACCAGGGAGTTGAGAGGTCTTGTCCAATAACAATTCTTCTTGAGTGCAAGGCAGACCAAGTACTGTCGTTTGTTGATAATGGCTGATTAGTACAAATACCTTGGTATCCGTTAACCCATGCCCAAGCAAAATCTGACTTATACCAAGTTGTGGTTGTCCCACCGGTCCAAGAGGTTCCATCCATATAGTCATACTGGAACTGTGCATTAGTGACCATATTCCGCTTGCCAAAAGTATTGACTTGTCCTACCACAGAGGTTATCTGATTATTCAATTGAGTTACTTTAGACTGGTAAATGTCATTGTCTACTTTTCCACGAACAGTTGTTTGAATGGCGTCAATAGTTTGCGAGATACTAGAAACTGAGTCAACAGTTGCATTATCCAACGGATTAGGGCACCAATCAGTTGCTACATTTCCTTTTTCAAGCTTCATATTAGACACTGTAATTGTTGACGTGGTTGGCACATTATCTAGTCTAAATTGAAGGCCAGTAGCTGTATTGGCAGAGTTGTTTGCTAGAGTGAAAGTAGTAACTTTATGCCCTGATTTGTTACTGTTTGAAATCATAGTACTATCATTAAAGCCCCAAGGGCCCTGATTAAACTGTTGTTGCATCTGCCCTGTGTAAGCACTAGCTGTATCTGTAACAGACCAATCATAGCTTAAGGTAAACGTACTCCCGTATTTTTGATACAAGGCATAAGCACTCATACCCCCAACTAGAGCGTAGGTATTCCCAGCTTGATTACTAGAATTATTACCCTTGATAGACACAGGAGTTGTAGTCCCTATCAGTAAATTGGTCCCAACCGCACTATTATTCACCTGTTCCTGGACAGTGACCAAAGTGCTACTGAACGATTTAGCCGTTAATTTCAACTGACTAATATCGTGCTTATTGGTGGAATTATCAGTGCTCAAGGAATCAAAGCTAGCAGATAAAGACTTAGTGGTTGACTGGAGTGTACCGATATCGGTAGTGTGCTTACTTAGAGTATCAGTGACAGTCGTAAACTGGTCTTTAAACCCTCTCGAGTCAGCTTGGAGGCTATTAATGCTGGTTGCATGACCATCGACGGTACTTTTAACGCTTGACAAAGTTGCACTAAGGTTATCAGAAGTTATTTTAATTTGATTCTGAGTCCATGTCTGAGTGGCATACCCATTAAGATCCTTCTGCTCAATCTTCTTGGAGATATCGGTTTTAATACCATCCACAGTTTGAGAAAGCTTGGAGAAAGCAGTAACTGTAGCATTATCCAAGGGGCTTACTGAATAGTCAGTCATCATTGACCCTCGTTCAAGCTTAGGTCCGGCAATAAGCAAGGTATTAGTATTGTCAGCGGTTCGTTCGATACGTGCATTTATTTGTCCATCAGCGGTTACTGTTGCGGTCCCTGTGAACCTCTGCCATGTTTCGTTCAAAGAAACTGATGCTGCTCCAATATCCGTGTTGGTCGAATCATTACTAATTCTAAAATATATTTTAGAATTGCCAGTTCCACTTTTATATCTTGCATAAACTGAGAAGGTATAAGTTTCGCCTTTCTTGGCCTGTATAGTCTGACCTAAACCGCCCCAATCAGTATCGGTTCCCATTACAGTTAAACCGTTAAACTTTTCGGTAGTTTTATAAGCATTGTTCCAGCCGTTCCATACATCAGGATTTTCAAAGTCACGAGTATCAGTGTACAAGTTAGTCCCAACTGAACTATCTTGAACCTGCGTTTTAACAGTTTCTAAGGTGCTGCTGACTTCTGTGGAAGTCTGTTTCAACTGGCTAATGTCGTTCTTATTAGTACCATTATCAGTCGTTAACGTATTAAACCCAGTAGTCAATTCCTTGGACGTCGTTTGTAAAGAACCAATATCAGTAGTGTGCTTACCCAGAGTATTATTAACAGTCGTAAACTGGCTCTTAAAAGAACTTGAGTCAGCCTTGAGGTCATTAATACTGATAGTCTGACCGTCAACAGTCGTTTTGACACTGGACAGGGTCGCATTTATTCCATCAGCAGTAACTTTAATCTGGTTTTGCGTCCAAGTCTCAGTAGCGTAACCATCCAAATCAGTCTTAGTCAGTTTTGTAGCTAGACCATTCTCTAACTCTGCAATGGTCATAGTTGAACCATCAGTTAGAGTCTTGTAACTCTGGCTGACCGCTCCGGCTATTTGCTTGGCATCTTTAGAATCAGCTGCAGCAGAAGAGGCCTGTTTAACGGCAACACTAGCATCACTTTGAGCGCCAAGTGCACTAGCTAAGGCACTCTCTGCCTTTTGGTCAACTTTTCCGAATTCCGAGGCTGTAGAGTTTGCTTTAGCAGCTGCGGAACTAGCGTCGCTTTGTGCACCTACTGCTTTATCCATAGCTTGATTAGCTAATGCATTTGTATCATCGTACTTAGCCGCAAGCTGGGCAGCTTTATCAATGGCCGCTTTAGCTGCATCTATACTAGCCTTAGCTTCCAGTTCCACTTGGTCAACTTTTGCTTTCACTTCTTCCCCAGTAGCGTCTGACACAGTAAGTACCCATTTACCAGTTCCATCTGCCTGACGCTCGTAAGTCCACAATTCAACTTTATTACCGTTCTGCTTGTACCAGATATCGTTAAATTTAGCTCCGTATGGCGGTTCAATTGTATCTGTACCATAGATATAGTTACCCGAAGCACCTTGTCGTCCACCTAAGTCAGTAACATATTGTGATAGCTCGCCTCGCCAAGCATAGCTACTACTAGAGGTTGAGGTCTGATCTGCTTTAGAAACAGCAGACAAACTGCCATCAAACGTCATAGTATAAACATTATTAGGCACGTTGAACTTGTTGCCTTTAGTATCCTGTAGTGTTAGCCAATCGCCAGCTTCTATTGCAGGATTGCCAAACCAATTCAAACTGAAAGGGTAGAAGGTCAAGCTTTGTAACTGTTGCCATATTGATGCTAAACGATCCATTGTCATCAAATTGTTGGTGAGTTTAATCTGTGATCCTGACGTTGCCCCTACTTGAAGCGTGTTTGTAGTTTCGGTACTCTGACCTGTTGAATCCGTAGTAGTCGTTGTGACCTCACACTGAATACCGCCAATTTTGTATGGTGCTTCATTTTTTGTTAAGCCACCTTGTTCGTATTGGCTCGGATCTAATGTGTAATCTGGCTCTGCAATCGTGCGAATTGTTAATTTGCCGTCTCTATCAAACGTTGCAAATCCAGCATAAAATTGAGCAATCATACCAATTGCATTTCGATACGTTTGACCGGTAATAGCACTCGGTAAGTCACCTTGTACAGGCAAACGGCTAATGTCAGTTGTATTAAGTGACACGCCAGCCAAATTTGCAATTTCTGCAATCACACTGGTCATTTTCGCAGGGTAATTTAACTTAGAAGTGTAGGCCCCCTCCAATAGACACATCTGATCATATGCCTGAATTGTTGTCTCATCGTTGTTTCGATCCATTTGAATGTCATCTGATACGATAAAAAGACCAAGCGGGCTATACTCGTAGCCATTAGATGTTTTTATACCAATCTTAGGCATTACCGTCATGCCAGGTTTAAGCCCTTCAATTAAGTGCGAAAACTTAATCGTCACGCTGTTTTCATAATTCGAACCGATACCAAACGTATCTCCGGTATAGCCACCAGCGTCATACGAAATGGATGTAATATCCGTCGTTTTATAATCAATCTTGTTAATTGTGACAACTGCATCCAACGTCCGTTCAGTTGCCTTCCATGCAGCAAGGGCTAAATCAGATTGTTTAATCATTAATTTTCACCCTCCTACTGTTCAATGAAGTTCATTGAAACATTCTGCCAAATATAATCTGATGTTGCTGGATTAAGTGTATAAATCGGCGCAGTCCGATCACCAACATAAAATGTTTTGGTCACTACTGCACCTTCTTGTGGGTCTAAATAACTGCAAGAAAAAAACTGTCCAGAGACAGCTTTTAGTATTGTGCTATTTTCGGCCAGTGTTAGCGGCCCCCATTTTACTGTTAATTTCCGTTTAATTGCAACCCGATCTCGATGCAGTAGCCCGTTAGCGTCACGCGATGCTTTTGCATCAATATCTTGGATTGCAACTTCTAAGGACTGTGGCGCTTTAACCACTGTCCCACCAATTTTCAGTGAATACGTCAATCGTAATCATCTCCTATAGTCTCAACATGTTTTTACCATTCTTCTGATTTACCGCGTTAATGCCTTTAATAGCAGCATTGCCGAACTTCTCATCGCCAACTTGCAATGTCAAGTTAACATTGATTGGTTGGTTATTCATGCTGCCACCAACGTTTGTCATTTGTAAGCCCTGTACAAGCGCGTTAACAATGCTTGTTCCAAGCTCGTTAATGCCACCGCTATTCATACTCTGTGTACTTGTACTACTTGGCTGACTAGCCAGGTTGCTCATATCTATCGACTGAGTTAAAGCTGTGGGCATTTGTAGGCCATCACTGAACGTCTGTCCCATAAAGCTTAGTGCCTGCTTAATCAATTGCACTGACCGTGGAATGTTAGTTAAAGGTAAAACCATTTCCGGCTTATTCTGTTCAGCCACTTCGATCATTTGATGAGCATCAACAAGACCACCATTAGCAAAACGGCGGTGCCCAATCGGTCCACTGTGCAACCAATCAAATTTAGGCGTGCCCCAAATGACTGTATGACCAGCAGCATTGTAATAGTCTGAGTTATTCAGATAAGCCAATACTTGGTCAAATGATGATCTAAAGTTATGATGTCCAGGAAAAGCAAACGCATCAAATGTTGACTTGACATACTGTAATGGCCCACCGGCAGGATTACCAGCTAGCGAGTTCACATCAGTAATTGTCTGCATAATATTTCGATTTCCAGTTTCTGACTTAGCTACTTCAATGATATCGTGTTGCATCTTTGACCACCGCGATTTAGGAACTTTGGTCTTTTCTAATGCTCGGGCGATCATTGAATGCGTGATGGCACCACCATTTGGCCCTTCGCTCTCGCCGTACTGTTTGAGGATCTTACCGACCCAACTTTTAGCGCTATCAACACTAAAATCCACCATACTTTTAGCAACATCAAGCGGATAACCACCCAAGCCGGTAAATTTAACAAACTTGTTCATGGCTGCTTTCAATACCTTTTCAGGGTGTGTAATATCATCCCAAATATCACTTGCCGTGTCTTTCACACCATCAACAAAACTGCCTACACTGTCCCCTATACCATCAAACAAATGACTGAAATCTGGCATATCAAAGTGAAAGTCAGGTATGCTTATTTTGCTTAGACTTGAAAAGTCAAAATCAAAGTCTCCAATACCACCGGCATAGTGCGGCACCATTGCTGTTGCTTTACGAGCCGTTTGTGCCGCATTGAGAATTTGAGTACCTCTCGGAAGATTGACCATCATATTGCGAACTGCTGGGAAAATACCTGTTCGTCCATTTGGTAACTTGTATGCTTCACGATACTTATCGCCAACCTGATCATTAACGATTGCTGGACCACCTTTATGGCGACCACCAGTTGCAAATGAAGGAACACTCCAGTGGCTTAATGACTTTGCTTTGCTGGAGGCGCCTACGTGATTGAGGATCCATTTAATACCATCAATAACACCATTAACAGCTTTTCCAATCGTTCCGATTATTGCATTAGCAACATCCGCAGAACCCTTTTTTACAGACCTCCAACCAGATGAAAGACCGCCACCAATTTTGCCGCCTAAACCACCGGCCCATTTTGCAATTGTTTTACCCGTGCCAGTTCTAAACGAGGCGACCCAATCACCTAACTTACTACCGGCTCTTAACGCAGCCGTTCTAGCATTTCCCATTCCAGAATTAGCTTTCGATCCTAATTTTCCAGCCCAATTAGATATAGTCTCACTTGCGCCAGATCTAAAGTTATTAACCCATGAACCTAACTTACTACCTGCATTTTTGGCTAATCGTTTGCCGTCTTCAATTTTAGTATTAACATTACTACCAATATTCGATGCCCACTTTCGAATACCAACAATTGCACCGTGCGTTTTGTCAGTAAATTCAGAAGTCCATGAACCGATTTTTTTACCAGCTTTTTGAGCTAACTTTTTACCATCTTCAACTTTCTTATGAACACCGTTGCCAATATTCGATGCCCAAGTATTAATGGTTTTCTTAGCACCGCCAATAAATCCAGTAGTCCAATCACCAATATTCTTTCCTGCTTTTTGTAAATCTTTCTTAGCATTAGTTATATTGGTCCCAACCTTTTTACCAACACCCTTAGCCCAATCGGAGGCTTTACCCGGTAATTTCGATGCCCATTTAAGAATATTCTTACCTGTTTTTGTGTCTTTAAGGAACCAGGAAGCAATCGTGCCAACCGGATTAATAATAAAACCAATTATTTTAGTCCAATTTTTAGAGATCCAATCGATTGAATCTCCAAACCATTTGGTTATATTTTTCCAAACAGAATTACAAAAATCTCTAAATTTCTTATTATGTTTGTATAGCGCGACGAATCCAGCAACTAATGCAGCGATAGCCAATACCACTAATGCTACTGGATTCGCGTCCATAACTACATTCAATGCAGCTTGACCAACAGCGGCTAGTTTAGACCACACAGACCAACTCTTGAGCGCCTTCCAACCATCTGCTAATGCAGTAGCATAATCTGACCACTTCATTTTTGCAAGCGACCATAATGTCTTCACGCTGCCAACAGCTTCTTCTAGCTTATCAATTCCAGTAATCCCTTTAAAAAAGTCTCTGAGAACATGCCCTTTACCACCAATAATAGCCGCTTTATCAGCTAATTTTCCAAGTAGTCCTATTCCATTGCTTAGCCCCGTCATTGTTACTTTAAACGCAAACATAGTTACTAAGACTTTCGCCATTGCTTCAACGGCTGTATGGTGTTTATCTACCCAACTGGAAATCCCACCTAATGCATCTGCTAACTTCTTAAGCACGCCAACGATAACTCCACCAGTCCACTTTGCTAATGGCTTAAGGAACGAATCCCATATCCATTTAAAGGCTGGCTGTGAAGCTTGAATAATACTGTGAGCTAACTTAAGCGCCGCAGCTAATGTATCGAAGAACGTTGGGATTAAATTAGTAATCGTGTATTTGGCCAATGGTAACAGAATATTCTGATATCCCCAATCCAAACCATTCCATACGTCTTTGACTACTGGTCTAATCGCTTTTAGTAATCTATCAATCGATTGCAGTAAGGGCGTAAAATCAAGTTTAGAAGCCCACTTAACTGTTGCTCCTGCCATGTCATTTAACGCACCCAACATGTCATTAACCATACCGAGCAGCGTTTTAAAAATAGATGTACCAACGCCACCATGTTGCCAAGCCTTATCAAATTGACCGCCAAGTGCACTAATAGTATTAAAGATATTTGTGAATATCTTGTAGAGATTTGATGCAATCTTCTCACCCGCACCACTATTCCAAGCATTACGAAATGCTACTGCAATATTATTAAGCACTTTTGTTACAGCGTTCAATGCATTTAAAATTGATTGAATAAGCTTGGTACCAGTGTTCCCATGATTCCATGCATTATCAAACGCCTTAGCGATATCACCAATCAGCCCGACTAAATTTGTCACCAGCGTAATGAGATTGGCAAAAATCCGTTCGCCCAGATTGCCGCCATTCCATGCACTACGGAATGAAGTGGCAATATCATGTATCAGTTTCAATACATTATTTAGCGAATTAAAAATGGTTTGGACTAGCTTAGTACCACGACCGCCGCCACCTTCCCATGCTTGTGAGAAAGCTTTGGCAATATCGCCAATAATATTAAGCATGTCTGCTAACAATTGTAAGATAGCTTCTACTGTTTTCTGACCAGTACCGTTATCCCATACATGCATAAACGAGCGCCCAACATCGCTGAGCGCTCGTTCAACTTCTTCCCAAGCATATTTAGCAGCATTCACTACTGACTTACCCTTGGCATCCCAAGCTGCCTTCATTGGGTCGAACAGCTCACCTAAAATTTTTTGCAGTTTTTTAGCTGCATCAGTTGCGCTGTTGAATGAATGACCTAATGGTACGCCGAAATTGACACCATCATCACCAGCATCAGTACCATCCGTCGATTGCAGTGGCGTACTTTCCGGTGCGTTTTGTGTTGGTGTTGAGTCTGGTGCCGTTTGTGTTTCCTGTGGAGTAAAAGTCTCTTTAGGCTTTTTATCGTAAGAGTAGTCTTCAGCATCATTACTCTTATCAAGAACATTCAGTTCATCAAATCCCATCAAAGATTGCATGAGCTCTTTATTCTTTTTCTTGGTTGCTTCCATTGAGGCCTGGGACCGTTTATTTGCAGCCTCAATTGCTGCATTAGCAGCACGAACCTTGGCCGCACCTTGTTTGTTAGACTCAGCAATTTGTCGATTTGCTTCACGAACTGAGGCTGCTTGAGCTTGATTTTGAGCGCGTATTTGTGCATTAGCCTCACGAACCGACTTTGCCTGGGCAGCATTTTGTTTTCGAATTTCTTCATTAGCTTTCTTAACAGACGCAGATGCTTTACTAGAAGCGGAGGCCGTATCATTAAGTGCCTTAGACTGCTCATAAAGCCCCTGTGCACCTTGTCGGGCTTTAGAGTAACTCATACCCGTTAGTGCTGATGTGAACTGTGCCAACCATGATGTGGCTTTAGATAATGATGACATTAACGCATTCACAGCCGGAAGAACAAAGTTATAAATCGGATAGAATGCTGTCAGTAAATTGACCTTGATTTGATTCAGACTACTTGCAAACTGCGCGTTCGTCTTAAATGCTGTCATCATCCCAGTAGCAAGTTGCGTCAAGCCTTGGTACAGCAACCCAAATACGATTAATTGTGATGGGAGGTACTTCAACTGCTGGACAATGCCGCCCAGTGCCCCGCTGGTCCGCCTAGCACTAGAAGAGGCTTTGTTCATTGAAGAACTACTACTATTTCCAAAATTGCGTATCCGGCTTGTTGCACCTTGAATACCGTTGCTAATGCGACTGAACCAATTAGAAGGCCCCTTACCGGAACCTGATGCTTTATTCATTGCGCTACTTGCCGCACTACCGAAACGATTATACGAACCTGCCGCTCGTGTAGCAGCCGTCCCGGATTCACCCATCTCAGTATTGAGCTTACCAATTACAGATTTAAGTTCTTCACCACGATCAGAAACATAAGCATAGCTCTTGTTCAGGCTATCATTGGAATTAATGAGCTTGTTCATCTTATCGCGTGTGCTCATGATGCTCTTTTCAAGTGCCGTACTTTGCTTGGTCAGCCGGTCGCTGGCACCCATCGTCTTCATAGAATCCTGAACATCACGATAGGAGCCCTGCAACGCCTTCAACTGACGCCGATAGGTTTCAATTTTAACTTCGTTTTGATCCATAGCTTTAGAAATCTGCCGTAGTGAATCTGGCACCGCTTTAAATTCTTGTCGCATTGATTGGGCTAGGGCTTTAGCTTGGTTTTGATAACGCGTCATCTGAGCTTGAGCAGACGCAACCTGATTATCAATTTTAATTCCTTGCGTCCCATTCTGTTGAGCGGTATTCAAGGACGTTTTTTGATTCATTAGGTCACGCATCTTGGCTTGAGTAGCTCGGGCCTGGTCCATCTTGGCATTGATTTCACTTACCATAGCCTGCAAGTCTTGCTTAACCTTGGAGCGACTACCAGTAAACATCTTGCCAGCAGATTGACTGACCTTATTAGCCCCGGTAGATGTCGAGCTACTCATTCGTTCGAATGCAGTTTTGATAGTCTCGTTCAAACCGGACAATTGGTCTTGCAACTTTTGAACACCTTTAGAAACATCCATCGACTGCTCGGTCTTGTCCATACCGGACTTCGCACTATCAGCGGTCTTCCCCATCAATTTATCAATCATCGGTTGAACCTTGGCAAACTGTTCTTCCATTTGTTCGGTGTTCACTTTAAATAGCATTTCAATTTCTTCAAGTTCCACGTTGTTTCCCCCTTCCTATGTAGTTTTTTTGAATTTTCGAGCTGTCTTAATCTTTTGCGACTGTTGCATTAACAGTAATTGATCCTGCTTCCATTCTGGCTCTGCTACCGATTTAGTCACCGTTTTAATAAATGGATATGCCTCTTCAACCGATGGCATTTTGCTAGGGTCATTCAAGGCAAACGCCATCATCTCAGCCTGCTTATGGTCCATTACTGCTCTCATCCGCATATCACCCATACGGTTACGATTGTTCGCAATTATTTGCACCATCAACTCACCAAAATCAAGCTCCCAAAAGCGATCAGAATCAATCCCTGATTGTACGGCTAACGGATAAATAGCAAGTAATAACTCGGAAATCGTCCGATAGTTATTGTTTAGAGTGTCGTCTCTGTTGCCGGTTCGTTGTCCAGAGTTACCTCCAATTCCGTATTCGTCTTCGAAACCGAAGCTGTCTTGCCGAAAAAACCTGATTCTTGGAATAAGTCTGTTAACACTGTAAATAAATCCATTGGGGCATGGCCTTCATCAAAATATTTTTCAAAGGCAGCAAAAATGTCGTTATCAGTAACTCCGTGAGTTTGGTTCGCCCCTTGTAACACAATTAGCATTTCATTTAATGGCGGCAATTTCATTCCGCCGTCCGCACTCATAAACAGTGACATCATCGACTTACCTAAACGTTTTTCAATGTTCAAAATATCCCGGCCTGTTAACTTCAATTCAAGTTGTAATCCACCCATTTCAAACTTATTAGTTGCTTTTTTTACTGTCATAACGTAATTCCTCCATTTTTATTATTCGTCTCATATCAGCCAGCTGGCTTACTCGTCTCTTACTCAAGTTATTTACTATCTGGATAAAATATAATTGTTCTATGCTCCGGCGCCACTACTGGCCATTGCAAAATCTGGCCCGTCTGACACGATAATTGAAATCGTGTATTCAAGCGCACCGTTGACGGCAACGTTACCCATCTTGACTGTATATGAGCCAGTGAAAGTAGCGGTCATACCATCTGGATAAGTTACCTGCCACTTATATTGCTTGTTGTCACCATTGTGCGTTAAGGCCGTCGCGAAGTTAGCCCCCTTATACACAAAGGTGAATGCAAGCGTTGACGTATTTTCAATCCCAGGCACCGACTTCTTTTTCGTATCTGACAAATCAGTCACATCAATATTTTCTGGATCTGAACCCATGTCAGGAATTGTCTTAACACCGCCAATTTCTTCGAACTTAGTCCCATCTGTTGACATTTCTAATTTAGTCCCAGTTCCGGCAAGCCCGGCACTAGCGTCTGCTGCAAATCGTTGTAAATCAAATACAGTTAACTTCTTTTTCAATTTCAATCATCCTTTCAACTTTCAAATACGCGGTGACTCACGTTATCAACTACACCAGTGAATCGCAGTACAGTGCGATTCACGCCCGCTAAATTGCTATCACCAACATCACTAGAAAAGCCCATATCACCAAACGATGACATGAGCTTATTCGTAATAATTGTCGTACTTCCTTCTTTTAAAAACAGATCAATCGTAATAGTCCATGCTGTCTGCAATTCTTGCTGATCCGCGTCACGAAAATAGGCCTTATGTGACGTGTTGTAAACAGCTGTTGGGAACACAGTCAGGCTGTCTGGATAAGTAGTTGATACCTGCTTAATTTCTGGTATAGCCATTAACGATTGATAGACTAATGACTTAACATTAACGATTACCATCAACTGCCCCCTAACTTGTGATGCAGAGCCGTCTCCACACTGGTCTTAATTATTTCTGGAGCTTCTTGACTAGCTTGTTTAACAGCTGGTGTCATGAATTGCCGGGCTGGTTGCCCGTTCGTGCGATAAAATTGCCGACCATTAATTTCAACTTTGGGCATTCCGTACAATTCATTGAGATCTGTATCAACGTCATCTGCTGGAATAAGCCACGGTGTTTGCCTATACATGGGAGTAAAGCCATCAGGCAAGTCTTTCTCGGACTCTTCACCAACTCGACCAGTACCAAGTTCACGGAACAGTGCTACTGGATCATTAGACCAAACGCGACCAACAATCTCGCCATCTTTGTTAACGACCTCATATTTAATGCTACGGGCTAGCTCACCATTGCCATATTTAACACTGGATTGTAGCTCTTTGACAGCATAACCCTCAGCCTTTTCAACAACATCGAACGTAGCATCCCAAACAGCATCGTGCACTACCTCAGGAAGTTTGCCAAGCTGTGCCTTCAATTTGTCATAGCCTTTCCATACAATCTCAGTCATTAGACCCATCATCTCGATTGCATTGCTCCAAAGTGATATTCTTGTGCGTACTAAACGTTTGAATTGAATTTATAACGTAATCAGGTTCATCATCCTTATCAACATTGACGCAGACGCCCCAATTCTCTTGCTGACCCTCATTGATGTCATCACCCTGATACTTGCCAGACTTGATGTACTTGAGTTCCTTGCCCCAAAGCTGCGCATTAACAGCACCGCCTGCAGCTTGAATATTCATTTTTACCGCTATAGGAGTACTCCATCCCGCCGTAATGACATTGCCTTCATCATCTTTACCGGTCTGCTTCTGTCTCAAATAAACAGTCGTGAGACCCGTTAGCCTAAGACGCATTAAAATCGCCTCGTTTTCGCAACACGATAGGGCGCTAATGCAGTTTTAATTATGTTAGGTAGTCCCAGCTCAAACGATTGAGAGACACCGCCCTCTGAACGAGATGCTTCACCTTCTGTCCCTTGCTCGTTGTACATGATAATGGCAAGACGTTTTGCCTGAATTAGAATCGGTGTTGAGAGCGTAGACCGGGTATAATCCAAGCACGTTTGAACAGCATCGTCGAAGATATCATCAATCATTGCAGCATCCGGCGTACCTTTCTTAACACCCAGTCGCGCATACAGTTTTATCAATTGTCCCGCCTTATCCGGTGGGCTTGGCTTAGCCATATTGTCACCCCCTATTCTTCGTCTTCAGTTTCTGACTCAGTATTATCGGTGGTTTTCTCATCCTTCTGCTTATCAAGACAAACAAAAAGATCATCATTGAACGCGTCTTGCGCAATGTTGAGCTCATCATCTTTTTCATATCGAGTATCCTTATACCGAACCGGGAAATCTTTAACGCGAACCTTCATTATCAATCACCTCTAGGCTAAAACCTGGGCTTGGAATACCTCATCCGCTGCGGCGAACGCTGGAAGCGCAACTGCTGAGGCTTTTTCCCAAGTTCCAATTGGATCATTAGTTTCGGTATAAATCATATCGTAAACGTTACCCACAGCGTTAATTTGCGCTGGGCCACTGAATTGTGCTAACTCTTCTGGAGTTGGTCCAAACACTTTATTACCAATTGGGTCATCGTTCATTAAGACAAGTCGATTCTCTGGGAAGTAACGACTCTTGGTAATCTTGCCATCTTTTCCGACTTGAGTATATTTTTGATCATAAGTCCGAAAAATTGGTAAACCTTGTGCCTGCATGAAGGTGTCAAAGTCGGCTTGCCCAAGCGCCCGAGTGGAGTTACCATATACGGCTTGTAGAACTTTGGTATTAGTCGTAATCAATCGATAAATCTTCCGACTAGTTAGTGCCCGGGTTGGTGTAATATCCATCTTGTCGCACCAGCGCGTAATATCACCAAGGATATCCGCGTCGCCATTATCCCATGTAGCAGCTCCAGTCAAAGCTTCCTGATGTTCAGTCGGAACTTGATAATCAAGTTGGACAGCAAGTTTGCCACTTTCATCTGGCAAAATAGTCTTACCTGTTGCCAAAACGTCCATAGCGGTCTTTTCAATTCGTGCTAAAACGCCTTGATTGAGCACATCAAAGTCGTTATAAACGTGTTGTTGCAAGTAGCTAGCTTCTGCAGGCGTCCGCGGATTGAGCATCGCATACAAATCTTTTTCTTTAATCTGCATCTTGCGCTTAATCAAAGCCAGTTCGATGGCAGCGCCCGAGGCAGACCGACTACCAATTTCGGCTTCACTATCAAAAGCCGCATAGGATGCAATCACTGGAATCCGATTTTGACGTTTCAAGATATCAACAGTTAGTGAGTTGACTTTGATTGCCGGAAACAGTTCATCACCTTGCATTGCTGGATACTGCCGATTCAATGAAAAATCAATTAAATCATGTTGCGTGAATAAATCTGAAATTTGAGCCATTTATTTTCTCCTCCTTTAATTAGGCTTGTGATTCGGCGGTGGTGTCCGTATCAGTGAAAGTAATCTTCTTTAAAGCCGTGATGGCTTCAGCTGCCGGTGCCACTGGTAAACGTTGGCCAAACAAATAGCCTTCAACAACCACGCCAATCATTTGAGGACCATGTGTAACGTCCACTTCATTAATCGTGACTCCTTCTGCCTTAGCGTCGTTAGTTGGATAAATCGTGCCGGCTGGGATAACTTTATGTCCAAAAACATCCGTCTTCACCGCGTAACTGGTGTTATCAACCTGACGTGAGAATGATACAAACTTTTCAGATGCCATGAAATTCTTTTGTTCTACTGTTCCTTTATCAAATACATAAGCCATAATCTAGTACCTCCTTATTTTGTCGCCCATAAACTGGACTTTGCTGGCTTTTGCGAGTTATTTAATTTCTCAGCTGCTGTTGCACCTTCAGATTTATTTGCGGATGTATTAGCACCCGGTAATGTGGTCCCGCTGCTTGCGATTCGCTTATCAATTGCTTGCTGTAAACTCTCTGTAAATGCCTTGCTGATTGCAGTGTAAGCCGCTTCAATGCCTTTATCATCTGCTAAAACATCATCACCAAAAGCCGCAATCAGTGCTGTCGGCAAATCGTCTGCACCCAGTCGGGCCGTCACTTTGGCTTTATTTTCAACAATAGTTCCATGACGCTGTGATTCAGCAAGTTGCTTGGTTAATTGGTCTTTATCATAGTTGGCCTTTTCTAAGTCAGTCATTTTGTCATAGTCTTTTTGTCGTTGGACTTCACTGGCCTGTTTCTTATCATGAGTTTCGATAGCCGAAGCAATCAGCTTATCAACACTTGATTGCCAGTCCTTTTCGCTAGCAAACGATTTAAACGGAGTACCTCCCTTACCATCTTTGTTGGCACCGTCCTTATCATTGCCTTGATCAGTATTAGCATCAGTACCCGTAGTATTAGTGGTTCCATTGCCACCACCTTCTCCACCGGCACCCTCACCGCCATCGGCAAACATCTGTAAATCCATCTTTAGTTTAAGTAGCTTCTTCATAATTAGATTCCTCCATGCCCACGCATTTCCAATAACCATGGCCACAAAAAAAGCACCCCATGCATTGCCCGAAGGCCCCACACATTGTGCTAAATTAACCGTGGCGTCATTATCAGACCCACGCATGCTATTTAGTTTAAGTAGTTTAACGACATGCTTAGGTCATCATGCTAATCCTGATGAAACATTGTCGAAAGGATCATCGTGGCGTTTTGTATTGCTGTTACTTGATCATATCCTTTATTAAGTTCTTCTTCATAACATGTTAGAAATGCATCCGTCATGAGCTTAAAGCCTTGCTCCGTGTCATCATCAAAAGTCAGGCCTTTCATTGCCATCTCTGTATAACGCATTAAATCCGAATTCTCTTTACTCATGATATTCTCCTCGTCGTACTAAAAAACGCCCAATCAAAATGGTTGAACGCCCTACATTGCAACAATAACGATATCTTGCCATTGGTCACGGATTTTCTTGCCATCAATTACATAATCAAGAATCTCATCAACATCGTCAGTATCTTTGAAGTGATAATCAAAATCACCATTATTTTTAGAAATGATACGTTTGCCCTCACTATCAAAACCAATGTACCACTCAACATCATTGATTTTGATTTGAACCTCCATACGAACATCTAATGCAAATCGAAGTTGCTCCAAAGACTCTAAGTGATCCGAATCAGCTTTTACTCGTCTTACCACCATCTTTATTCACAATCCTTTCTGCAATCGTTAATTTCCGCCCAGGTTCTTCACGCCGGGGAACAACCTTGCCATTTTTCTTTGTAACGTGTAACCAGGGATGCGCATGCGGCACAATCGTGTGTATTTTGGCATTACCATGGTCGGTAAAATCAATGTCCAGCCGGGCCTTTCCAGTCTTACCATAATATCTTCGCGCAACTAATTGCCCATCGACATAACGGTCAAAAACTGAGTTAGCTTCCTGTTGATACGGAACACCGTGCACCTCACCAAAATTGTGTACATTGTTCAACGCAAATTGTTCGCGTCGAACCTCGCGCGCTACTTTAAACAGGCTTTGGTAACTATCACTGTCATTATACTTCATCGTCTGAAAATCTTCGAATGTTTCGGGTACGTTATCTGCACCTAAAATACGTTTGTATTCATCATACTGGGTAGAATCATACCGACGATTTCCAATTTGATTATCCAAATTATCGAAAGCTTGCCGACCATGCTTTAAGATTACTGCCTGGCGCCAATTTTGATAAGTAGCATCAGGCTTCAACTTGAGCTTTTCACCAGTAATTGGATCATTCGCCGTCCGTGGTAGCATGTACTTGCTATCTGACAAATAGATGATCGCAACAGTTCGGCAAAACGGATGCAACGGTGGAAAATTTACGTTTACTTCCGCTTCATTCACATTAAATATTTGCCCATCAATATTTCGACAAATCTTTGACGTTCGCATATCTAGCACAGCAACCAGTTGGTACGTTTTAACACCACGCCTTTTCCATTCATTGAGCTTCGTTTGATTATGAAAGTAGTTGGCTTCTGTTCTAATCAATCGTCGTGTATTGTAGCTGCTAGCTCCAAACTCCTTAGCTAAAGCTTGCACCATGTCACGTTCACGCATACCACTCATTTGCTGTGCAGTGAATAGTTCACTAAGTCGGTTAGCTAGTTGGTCGGTGTTATGCCAAATCCGCTTAGAATAGTTCTTACCCATAAACGGGGTGTCTAGTGCGGCCTTAACATACTTTCCAGACACCTCTTTAAATCGTGTTATTGGTTCGTCTGGACTCGCCTTTACTGTTACCATCTCTTTACCCGTTTTGGGGTCAAGTATAGTTCTGGTGCGTATTTTTGACTGACTAGCAGCACTCACGCTCGGAAGAACGACGTCTTTATCAAAGCCACCAATAACGCTCTCGCTAGTTGCTTGATCAAGTGCATCTTGAATTACCCTGGTATAAAGGTCTGTAGACTTCTCAATCTCGACGGATGACGCCTGTTTCACAGCAATATAACTCTTAGCTTTGAGTTCTTCCAATCTGGTAATACGTCCCTTAGCTGCCATCTGTGATAGATAGTTGGTAACCTGCTTCTTCGACTCTTCATCATTGATATTATCAGCCAGAGCTCGCAACGTTACTAGTTCAGTCGGATTGACTTTCGTGTTAAGAATCTGCTGCGCCTCGGACTCCGTCGTTTTACCATCCGTAAAATATCTTTTATATATCTGTGATACCTCACCAGTCAAATAGTTCTGAGCACGCATGTACGCTCTCGCAATGATAGTCGCTTGTTTGGTTGCAGCATCATGTGATTTCTGTTCGCTCTGAACGGCTCGCAGTTGCCAGTAACTTAACTTGCGTTTGTCATCCGCCACTCCTACACCTCCGAGCTTATAAAATCAAATATAGCAAAATTAAAATGCCTGTAATTGGCTTCCATCCAAGCGAAACTAATCCAAGCATTTTAATTATCACGATCACAAATACACCAATCGTTTTAATGCTTTTATTCAATTCTGAGTTAATTGCCCTTCACCACCACTTGCAAATTCTGAGGATATTGTGCTGAAATATCTTGTAGTCCGTGTAATAAGGTCTCACACAGAACTTTGTTATCAGCACTGGGCTCAATCAATCCAATAAACAAGCCACCATTTTCGTTAACAGTGGCGTTAGATAGCTCATTAGTGATGGCTTGGCCAAGCACCGAAACAGCAGCACAAACTAGGTCATGGCCCTTAATAGCACTATTCGCGTGGCCCGTTATCTGATAACTCACTACCTGCTTTTTGTTTAACTGAAACGTTGCCAGAATCATCCGCAGTTACCTCCTCGTTATCTGTGGCGGGCTCGCCGCCCATAGCTTTCTGCTGTAGTTTGAGTGCTTTTTCCTTTTCCTGATCCAGCATCTTAATCAACGCTTGTGGGTCATTGGTCCCAGGCAGCCACCCGAGGGACACTAATTGCGGAATAACACCCTCAGCATTCTTAATATTATTGATGACATCTGCCATATTGACAGGAATATCAGGAACTATATTAATTGTTGCCCCAGAAGCGTCTACCGACTGGCCTTTAAACGTCATAATATTCTGCATTAAGCGTAGCCTCCGCCGAATACCCCGCGTTAAGTATCGCTGCTTAGTCGCTAACAATTGGAGTAAGCCGAACAGCTTGTATTTCATAGCTTCACCGCTAATCGTCCCAGCAAAGTTTTCGTCATTCATGTTAGGGACGTAAGACGTTTGATGAATGTCATCCTTAATCGACTTAACAAGTACTTGTAGCTGTGATTCGTCAAAGCTCTTGGTCAACCATTCAACGCTAGCACCCTGGTCGCCCTTACCAGGCGCTTCTAAGATGCCATCCTTCAAGTTAGCTTCTTCACCGTCCTCGCCCTCATCTAGCGTAAAGCCATAGACTACCAGCAAGGCATCCACGAAGTTCTTTTTATCGGTGATACGGTCTGACTGTAATTCGTTATAGGCGTTGATTAGGCTAATCGTTTGCTCAAAATCACCTTGGCGTTCTTCGTTATTACGATACCCAATCAGCGGGACGCCACTAAAATAGTGTTGAACGGCCTTAGGTTTGCTAACTAAATTAGCATCTGATAACACTCGTCCCGTCTTGGTTCGATACTGAATAATCCAGTGGGCCGTATAGATAGTGATTAGATAACCATCAGCATTACCACGTAGATCTTTCTTTTCCACGTAGTAAATACCAAATAGTGGATTTTTATCCAGCGTGTCATCCGTTACCAGTACGCAGCCGCGCGGATCAATCTTTTCAATTGCCAACTCAGTAGTTGTGTCTGATACTTTTTTAATGTAAAGCAACTCATACGCACACCCAAACACACTTAGATCTTTCTCCATTTCCGTATTATGCGAATCAATATCCATCTGGTCTTGAGCATCCGTAATAGCTTTAATATCCTTGCCATTCGCCGGTGAAATGGATACTGGATTACCCGTTGTAAAACCGGTAATCATGTCAGTAATGTATTTAGCGTGGTTTGTCATTACCTTTTCATCTGCACGATCCAACTTAGCCGCCATCTCAAGATTACGGTTTAAGATATGCTGGTTGCCCTCATAGTAATGTTCCAACATGTTATAACGGCCAATGCGTTTCCGTTGTTGATCGATAGCATAATTAATCACTTCGAAACTAGGATTTTCAATATTACCGACCAATTCACGGTCAATCGCAACATTGGACCCACGCTTCTTGTTCAAATCATATTGCATCCGCTCACCTCCTATCCTCTTAATCCCTTTGGCTTCTTAATTGTCCGCGCCTTGAGCCGTTCGTGTGTGTTATAGATGGCATAGCGTAAAGCGTCCATTACATCATCGTTAAGCTTGGCGGGTAAACCTGTAGTCTCATCCCATACATACTGATAAATTTCATCTAAGAACGCATCAATCGCTTCTTTGATAACAAAAAAGTGGCCTTGCTTCATGCACTTAGCCACCGATTCAATTCCTGATAAAACTGATTTTTTAGCATTGAATGCTTTGAACCCTTCACGCTGAAAACGCGCAACATGTTCGGGTCTCGCACTATCAGCCCAGAACTTAATATTTCGGCCATAGCGACGCTGAATATCTTTCGCAATCGCTACCCAGTAATCAATCTCTTCGAACTGACGTGTATGTTCTTCAATCAAATAAGTATTGCCAACTTGATCATCAGCCACAACAACTATGGTTCCCTTATGTTCGTAGCCCCAGTCAACACCACAATAATAATTTAAGTTGGCCGGTAACTTCGAACGTGGAATAACCATTGTATCCTTATTGAAGTCCTTGTACACCATACCTTCACCAGATACCCATAAACCAAGAATTGAGCGATCATAGAACATTCCTGACGGCGTACCAGCTTTCTTGCGCTCAACATACTCTTTCGGTAAGAATGTATTGTCATCAATCGTAAAATGATAACTGACAATGCCGGCCTTAGGATCGTTATTATCAATATAGTTCTTTTTCAGATAATGCGTTGGTACATCTGGGTTAGTATCACAAATAATCCGTGCATCAGGTGCCGAACAACGGTCAAGAATTTCATTAAATACCGCTTCGTTTGCCAACGACGCTTCATTCACATAAGCCCCAAAGCTTGTCATACCACGAATAGCACCAAGCCCAGCAATTGAACCAGTAAACGTTTGAACGACTTTCACGCCGAATAGTTTGAACGATCCGTGCTTATCAAATTGAAAGTCGATACCATACTTGTTTGCCAGTTCTTGCAACACATTGTTTTGTAATGATTTACTAGAATAGCCCGCTAGAATATACATAGGCTCATCAATATCTAGCTTGTTAGCCACTGCACGTATCCGCCGTAATTCCATTAGGAAGATGTCATTATCAATTACTGTTTTACCAGAACGGACAGCGCCATAGTTAATCAACAACCGCCAATCATTCCGCTGCAATACCGTTTTCATCACATCGATTTGCTTTGACGTATACAAGTTAGTTATCGTGATCATCATTCCCTTCAATAGCGTCATCAATCTTATCTAACAACTTAGCTACCTTAGTTTCCGTATCGTCGCCTTTATCATTAAAAATTTGTGCCTTGGCTTCAACAATATCTGCTTCAGATTTAAGTTTTCGCAATTTTTGCTTAGCAACATCACCATCATTGCAGAAAAGCTTAGCCAGACTGTCTAAGGCCTTTTGTTTGTCATACAGTTTAACGACTAAGCCATCTTTACCACGATGAATATCTTGTACCAGTGTCCAATCTATCTGATCACTCGGCTTTAAATAAATATCTGCAACATGCTTTTTAACTGGATTATCGTCCACGTCTAGGAATACATTGCCGTCGATATCCTGCACCGTCTCTTCGTGAACCTTGTAATCCAATACATCACCCAGGCTAGCAAAGGCTTGCTTGGCGTACTCCTTAGCGATATCATCAGCGGTAACGTACAGGTCAGCGCGTTGCTGCTTTTTTAGCTCAGCGAGCTGGTTCTTTATGTTAGGGTTTGCGAGGGTGCGACTACCTTCAACCCTTGCCGTCTCATAACTACATTTATAGGCTTGTTGATACGCCCGCGTTGCATTAAATCGTTGTAAATAAAAGAGGCAAAACAGTTTTTGCTTATCTGTAAGCTCACTGTTTGCCTCTAGTTCGTCAATTATTTTAGGTGCAACCTTGGGCGCATCTTTTTTTTGTTTTGGTTGCACTCTTTTAACTGTGGATGCATTCTTTTTCCAACCGTCGCGTGTTCGCCATGATTTAAGCGTTCCAATCGGTACACCATACTTAGCTGAAATATCTTTGTACTTCATTCCGGCCGCGTAATCTTTACCAGCCGCTTTTCGTTTATCCATTACATACCACCACACCTCCGTTAATTGGAATTATATATTGTCATTCGGCTACGACCCAATCGTTAGCTAACATATCAGTTTGACTAGCTAGCCATGGAACACGATCCATGGGTGCATCTGGATTGTTCGTGTGTAAACCAGTTGTATCAATATAAACGTACTCATGAGTCATAAATGAATTTTCATCAGGCTTCTGCAATTTAATATAAATACCGTTGCCATTCCATCCCTTACGTGCGACCGCATTTCCATGCTTTAGCTCATTAATTGCTTCTCCAAAATTCATACTTTTTACCTCCGTTTTTAACCCAGTCGAAATCGACGGGTTTGAAATTAATACATAACATGCCGTTTTGGTTGACTTTCAATTAAGACCAATTTATTCTATAGGTGTTCAAGGGTTATCCAGTTAATAACCTTTAGGTCGCTGGCGGAAAACAGTGACCTTTTTACTCGAACAATTACGCTTCACAATTATTTTTATCAGGAGGCTACAAAATGAGTTTAGAAGACAAAGCTAAGAACGCCAAAGATAAAGTTAGCGGCAAGGCCAAGGAAGTTGAAGGCAAAGCAACCGGTGACAAAACCCGTGAAGCCCAGGGCAAGGCTGAAGGCTTAGTTGGCAAGGCTAAGGATAAGTTAGCTGATGCCAAAGATACGGCTAAAGATGCTGTTGACAATCTGAAAGATAAATTTGACAAGTAACATTCTTTGAAGGCGTGATCGCCTTCTTTTTTGTATCCAAACTAAAAGCGCCATGCTTATTTGCACGACACTTCTTATCCTTGTACCATCTACCTAGCCGAGAGCCAGCCTGTACCCATTCAGGCGGCTCGTACCCATATTTGCTGTGTATCATACGTGGCATTGCCGCTACCTCCCTAATTTTATGTATCAAAAAAGCCTGACGTAAGCCAGGCCTATGTATTGTTGCCTCATAAGATGGCGATCCTGTTATTCAACAATACAATTTCATATCATACTATATTCAACACTATTTGAGTTGCAATACACACTATTTATTTTACTAAAAAAGCCCAGTAATTAGCTGGGCTCGCTTAGATCAACCAGTACCCAAACGCCATTTTTTCTGGTTAGCCTAAACAATGGTTATCATACCACAGCGCGCATGTTCCTGCATGCTATCTGGTGGCCAGTTTAATTGCGCGCCTTATGTAGGTGCCGTCCAGTTTTCCACGCTGAATGGCAAACAAGTAAGCTGAGTTATTGTTGATTCAAATATATTCACGCACTATCATTGCGTACTTACTTGCTTAATGTGCTTGGTAGGGATTTGCACCCTACATAACAACATCATCCTGTGTTGCCTCTTGAAACGTCTACCTATTCCGCCACAAGCACGCGTTAGATTTATGAATAGCCTTTGACTGTTGCTGGCCTTGCCGTCTTTTTTTCGTGACCTAAATGATTTATCAAAGCCTCGTAAGGCCTTGCATCACTAACTTTCATTAGAACTTCACGGCTATTCAATGTGATTGGTGTGGAATCGAACCACACGCGGTAGCTAACCTCCTGACATGAATAGCACCTTCTTTGGGTATTACCTATCCATGTTTCAACCACACGTCGACTACTGCTTTAACAATGGCCAAGCAGTTAAGCCCATATCGCCGGTAGGCCTCGAACCTGCATCCCATTGAGGCTTACCAATTAGCCCACAGCGATACTCGCATTCAACGGCCGACGTTAAACACGAAGACTATACCAGCGGCAGAGAGGAGCGCATCACCCCTTATAAATCCGCTGGCAACGTAGCCTGCTGGACTCGAACCAGCGACAATCTGATTAACAGTCAGGCGCTCTACCAACTGAGCTAAGGCCACAATAATAATCAATTAGAGCTATCAGAAAAACGTTTATTTGTCGCCCTAACCAATTATCGATAATACTAATTTACCACCAATTTATTGCTATGAAGTCCGGCTTGAGTTCGGAAAAAGTTCGGTTAAAGTCCGGTCTGAGTCCGGTTTTGATAAATATTCAGGTCTTCTAGGTAATAGCTCTGTGCAAACTGCAGCATTGCCAATGGCTTCCAGCGATCAAAATACTGAGTCTTGCTGTAGCCAATATCCATGTAGCACATCGTGTCACTGTATCCTTGCAGATATAGCCGATCTAATATCTCCTGGCACTCATGATCACAGCTAGCCATGGCCTGAATAGTCTGTCGGACAATCTGCTCTGCATACAGGCGGCGTGTAATCCGATCCTCGGCCGAATTACCAGCTGGGGCCGACTTAGGCATGCCATCCATGCTAGGCGATTTTAAATCAGCGACCGAATGGCCGGACGCCCGAACTGCTTGCGGTAACTTCTTATCCAGGAACCGCCGCACCTGTTTATAGGAATCAATCATAGCGCGGTCAGCAATGATGGCGCTTTTTTATTTATCTTCATATGCCATAGGATCGATTTTCAAAGCCAGACGGTAATAGTTTTCTGCTACTCTGGATTGCTGGTACATGTAAGCATCCGTGTCATTACCTCCGCTAGCCTTCCAATCCAGCATCCGCTGATTCAAGTCCGTCAAAAGTTCAAATGGCAGTTTAGGCGCCAATAATTCAATAATTTCAATCGGCAACATTACCGGTCACTCCTGTCCTAAATGGTGGTATTATTTATTATTGTCAAAATACATGCTCTATTGTAAAATAACGAAGGACTTACTTTAACGAAGTCCCCCCATCCTCACGTCAACCTTCATTGATGTGAGGGCTTTTTTATATGTTATACTAACAACGGTCATTCGAGTGGTCCTGTGACTGGTCGCCTTAACAGGCGGCTTTTTGTTTACAAATAATTTACATATTTGATATTCAGTATTTACATTCCTTTGTTATTCTTTAAGTGAAATTAAGACAGGAGGAATGATTTATGACATTTTGGCTCGATGAGATTAGAAAAACTTCAAGATTCACTTGGATTTTTGGACTGATAATGCTTATCATAATTTCAACCGCCATTCTGTTATCATAATTTCTTCTCATATCTTATTTCTAATACCTCATTGACCCTAACTTTTGGGAGAGCAATATTAATAGTTTTGCTCTCTTTTTTATTGATCAACTATCTTACTACCGCGATTACTCAGCTCCACAACATCATCTATAAAGTTCCGGCCAATTTGTGCTTGTTGCTCAGTTGTCAGTGCCGCGTTCATTTCCAGGTTGGCAACCGCGGCTTTTACTTGGATTGCTTTGGCATATTCGGCGTCAGACATTTTCAATCCTCCCCGAACGCTTCAAACGCCCGCTTTCGTTCCTCGTTAGTTGGTTTCTTGACGATTATCATGATTAATCCTCTGGAATTAAATCAACATAGTCACCTTTAAACTTTGCATGGGAATAATCAATGCCGTGCTTATCAAGATACTTTTTGATGTCCGGGATTGTGTCATAAGCATCCGGCTTCTCTGGATTATCTGACCGGGTAAACATCTTGGAAAAATCATCATCACTGTTTTCAGGTGCATGACTAATAAATTCTCGATTAGCTTTGTAGTAAAACCCATTTGCATCTTTTTCCCCACGAGTACCGGTTGCATACGCTAGAAATAATCTAATTCCACAGCCAGGACAACTCCAGTGGTTAAAGCCAAACTTAACATGTGTCACTTTATCGTAGCCAGCTGATGTGACTTAAAAACTTCCTCAAAGATCAATTCACGAGTTGCTTCAACTGTTACGGTCAAATCATTGTTTTCAATCTTTAATTTCATAATTACTTTCCGTCCTCTTTGGTTGGCTTTTTATTTGCTTCGGCGTGTTCCTTCATGCGCCGGCGCTTCCGTTTAATCGTTGAACATTTCTTAGTGTGTTTAGGCATCTTTGTCCTCCGTAACTTCCTCTATCTCTACTCGCGGATTTCGTTTGTCAATTGCAAATTCGTCCTGAAACCCCGTGATATGCTTTCGATTGTCGTTGCCTAAAAGTCCAGCCTTCGTAAAGCCGTCAAGCACAAACTTTTTAGCAAACGCGATATTGTCCGCGTCTTTTCGGCTGTTTTTCGTGTACCACGTAAATTTAAGCTTGCAAGGCCAACTGAATTCAACTCCGGAATTCCGACTAGCTCTCGCATATACACTACATAAGGCCGTGTACCGCTTCTTTAGGTTAGCTGCGGCGTATCTGTTGGCCCGTTCAGCCTTGATGTATTCATTTAAACTTGGTAGTTCGCCCTTAATCACAACTTTGCTCATGCTCGCGGCACCCGGCTAATGTAGTAGCCACGGACAAGTCCATTCGATTGACTCGCCTGCTTGATTGAGTCAGCTGGGGCGTCCAGCTTATCCCCTAAGATGTACACCGTTTGACCTGTGATTATTTCATCAGGATCGTTATACTTCACGGCTCGCCAATATTCATTACGCAAGCGGAGACTATACTTGTGTACCAAATGGGTAATGCGCTTGCTAGTAATACCGGTCTGTGCGGCTAACTCGCGAATTGTGTGACAACCATCATGATAGGCTCGGCGAATTTCTCTGATCTGCTCGTGTTCCGCAGTTTGTGGATCTGGTCGCATACTGGCTAAATATGCCGCTTCACTTTTAATCTGAGTCCCAGGTTTCACCAGTCTAACTGGGAACGGCCATACGCCAGATTTGTAGTTATGTTGCGCAAGCTTAAACATTTCCGGTTCCGGCCCGATTGCTAGTGGATGATCAATATTGGGTAGATCAGCATTAATTACTAGCACCTGTGTTTCAGTCATACGCTCACCCCTCTTTGACCATTGACTTCGATTGCAAAAATTTATTAGCAAAATATTGCTGCCCCTTGCCCGTAATTAGGGGCGTGAAGCGCGTTTTTGAACCGTGATTAGTGGTGATTACGGTCTCCCTCACTTCCATGATTCCCAGTTCCATCGCTCGTTGGGTCGGTGAGTTGTAACGTTTCCCCATCGCTATTAGGTAGCCATTAGTTCTTAGCCAATCGAACAAGCGGTTTTGACCAGTCTTAATACCGCGCTGGCATAATACCTTAGCAAAATTACCAACGCTGATAGAATCATCTGAGCCTGAAACTGCTTGGCCTAATCTAGCCGGCCCTTGCAACTGTTCATTCTCTAGTTTCAGCTGCTCGTTTTCCCTCATCAGAAACCCATATCCGCGCTTGACAACCTCCATAGGGCTGTTCCATCGTCTTTCAACAGCTAGGAAATAGTTACGATAACGGCTACCATTTTGGTTTCTAACCATCATTGCTAATTGCTTAGCCATGTCAAGCGTAATAACATAATCGTCAATTTCCCGTACGGCCCCATTGTTGACAACCGTACTTGTTGTACACTTGTCAAAATCGACCCCTTCATCAAACAAAGAAAAATTATTTTCGACCCAACGACTAAAGCGTTGTGCAATTTGAAGCCCTTTATATAGATCCCGGGCAGATACTAACTGCCGTCCGTCCTTTTCAGTGATTTTAATCAATTCATTCATACGCTCACCTCCGTTTGCAATCCTTGTCTAGCTTGCTTTAAATCAATAAAATACTCGGCTGGTTTACCCCAACATTGGTTCAAATCAAAATCTAAGCCGTCTCGCTGATATTCAATAATCAAAACCTCGAGTGCAAATAGCTTGTACTCATGAGCGCACACCTCATCTTGCGCGCTACCACCAGCCTTTAGATGTCGCTTCATGCGCTGCTTAGTCCAGTGCAACGCAGCCGGTTCATAGGCATGATTAGCAGCTAATTTGACTAGTTGGTTACCCCAATTCATTTAGCTTCCTCCTGACCGTTCATGAACGCTAAAAATTCTTCGTTGCTATCGTCCTGCTGGTTATCGTCTGAAATTGGCTTAGAATCCGCCTGAGAAGCGCCATTTTGCATCCACTTTGGCGTAACCTCTTTACGGCGTGGTTTCGAATAGCCACCGGGCTTATTAGCATTAGCCAATCGTTTGTCGTGATCAGCGGTTGCTTGTTGAGCTTGCGCCAACGTCGTAATCTTTCGTTGCTGCCAACCCTTGATTACCGCACGCAAATATTTCAAAGCCCCCCGCGGCTGCACATCGTGTTCACCAGCAATTTGAATGGCGTAAGCCACCAATTCAGGTTTAAACGCCACGAGCCATTCATCAATTTCAGGACGAGCAACCCCGTTCGGGAATCCCCACAGGTTGGTCCAGTCGTTAATGACCTGCTCGCGTGTGACACCCGCGTCATCATCATAAGAGTCAGTATCAGTCAAGTCAGGGTCAGTACTAGTAAGTTCTTTATGTTCTACTGGTTGACCTCCACCTTGCCCAACTGGTTGACCTACTTCATCTAAACCAGTTGGCCTACTTTTATGACTTGTAGTTGGGTTACTGGTTGGGTAACCAGCTGACCTACTATATAAATTAATAATGCGATATTCAGGTGGTTTCACATTTTTCTTGCCTCTAACGTATTTTATTAGTCCTAGTTGCACTAATGAGTTGCGTGCTTTATCGAGGCCGGGTTCGGATAATCCTGTCAGACTGAGTAATGCCGAATTTTTCATGCGAAACTGAACGTCCAACTTGCCTTCGTCGTTCGCATAGTCTAGTAACTCGCGATACAGATTATTTTGGCCGTTAGAGACACTCGCTTCATACGTCTTAAAATTACGGTACGCTCGTCGTTGTTTGAAGTAATCCAAATTCGTCCCTCCTTTACTAATGGGCCTTTCACCCGTTCGGTGGATTCAGCCACTGCTGCATTCAAGCCAATTCTGTTTGGTCAATCAATGAGTATGTCGTCTGCACTAACGACACTATCTAACCTTTTGGTACTACGGCAATAAGCACAACGTCCACATTGGGTAGGCTCCACTTCGCCTTTAATGACATCTTGAATATGCTGTTGAGATGCCAATACCTGGGTCATAGCATTAGTAAGTCGGTACTCTGGTAAATCAATAGCCTGCTTATCTGGTGGATCCTGTTTGCTTACCGCAACAATATATGGCTTGCACTCAACTCCAAATTGCTGCTTAATCAATTCCTGATACACGGCCATTTGAAGCTGATAGTTATACGCATAAACAAATGGTTCTCGTTCACGTTTTTCCTCATTCCAATAACCCTTATAAATATCAGCGGTCGTCTTCAGATCAACAAAGTAACCTTGTTTCAAGTTGAGGCAATCAATCTTGCCCTTCCAGGGATAACCACCGATCTCACCAGTTACAATCACTTCTTTATCGCCTTGATAAAGAAGATTAAAATCATGGTCGTCAGATAAGGCTTCAATCATGGATTCAGCAATTTTGAAGTCCTTTTTGAGATGGCCTTTGCTTGGGCCCCGGCTTGAAATTGCCTCTGGATGTTCATCAACAAACTTGGCATGAGCTTTCTCGCTTTCGAAGTAGCTGTGAAGCCAGTTTCCAACGACTAGCGCCGTTGAGTTCATACATGGTTCCCATTTACCCTGCAACTCAGCTAACGCTTCTGCTTCACATGCTAGAAACCGTTTAAACACCGTCGGCGACATGTAGGCCCGGTCAGTCCAGTTCTCATAATAATTAGCCGGCGTCAGCTTCTGATCCAACATCACTGAGGTTGTCGAAGAGGTTTTGCTGGTCGACTTCGTCTTTGACAGGTTCTTGATCATTGCTTGGTGCCTCCTTTACAGCCGTTCTAACGGGTTCTTTAGCTGGTTCGGCAGATTCTACCTTCTCGGCTTTATTCTCTACTACGTCAGCCACCAATGACCTTTTAGTCGGTGTTACGTCTTTTCTATCGTCATTCCCATATTCGTTGCTAGTGGTTTCGTTAACTGATTTTACAAATAAATCGTTGTCTGAGCTTGAATTAATATAGAACTTCGCAGCTCGATTAATTACAGTCCGTTTAGCCATTTCCTCCGGGAACTCGTTTTGAACCTTCTTCGTCTTGGCATGACTCCAACTAGTATCAATTTCTTTTTTAGTCATAACAGTGTAGGTCCGGTTACCGTTGATGTCTTCGATCCATGCAAAGGCCCCAATAATTGGCTTGTCTAGGTTCTCAAAGCTTGGCTCGAACTCTTTAACCACCAACACTCCATTTTCACCACCAATCTTGAATGTGTCGTCTTTGTGGACAACCTGTGCCTGAATATCCTTCACGTTTGAAAGCCGCTTTACAACGCTAATTGAGCCGAAATAGGAGCGCTGCATGACTAACTGGTTGCCATAAGGAATGAAATAGCATTGATTCTTAGCTGGGCTCAATCCTTGAATTGCCATGTTCATCAACGCCTTGATAACTGATCCTTGGTCACACTTATCAAGTAATGGTTGGCCCTTAGACGTATCACTCAAAATCAGATACGCGCTGTTCAGGGCATTTCCAACCGAATAATCAGGTGGCAACGATAGCCCTTCATTATTCTTCATGTCCTCAATATTGTTATTGACCATCGTAACTAATTCATTGCTCATGCTTTTTCCTCCTCAGATACCCAGTGATAGCCCAGACGTGTCATCATCGTGTCCGTGTCGATGTGTGCCAGTAACTCGTCCCATAGACGGGACTGACCAAACACATCAATCAACCATTGCCAATTAGGTTCCTCATCTTGATCTGGATACAACACACTTACGTCAGTCGAACCGAAAGTGACGATACAAATGGCGCTCAGCATATCGGCCTGCATATCAGTCGCCCACTGCTTAAAGTCATTGTTATCGATGTAATCTTGAAACAACTGTGCCTTGTCGAACTCGTCGCCATCGTAGCAATAGTTATCTGCGTCAAGTACCCAGTCGCGTGAGTCGTTACGTTGCTGCCAATGCTCGTTTAAATCTGCCTGTGCTGGTATCATTTGACCCACCTCCGTGTCAAACGTTGTCTTAGTGACTGTTTCGGAGTACAATAGAATTCGAAAATAAATTTATTAAGCGTCTTTGCTGCACGGGTACTCCCAATACTCGAGCAGCTTTTTTCGTACTCAAATTTAGGCTTTAGCGATACTTTGCGTACTTGCAATACGTTCGACCTCCTTAAATTTGTCAAAAAGATTATTCAATTCTTCGATCGTGAGCTGTTTGTAAAGCACGTTTCCAATCCTGAATGTGAATTTCATCGTCTTCATCTCCTTAAATTCCAAACCAACTAGCAACTTCATGACGCTTGAACCACAAGGCAGTTAACGCACAGCCTACTATTGCTCCTTCAATCATTGCTATTTCCTCCTAGCCATTTTCTTGGTTGACTTTATCGATTACTTCCTGCAATTTATCCATTGGTATACCGGCATACTCAGCTTTCTTAGCCAAATCAGTTATTTCGGCGCTAATCTCTTCTGCATATTCACGTGGATAACGTTCAATAACTAGTTGCTGCGCTGGTGTCCGATCATTTGGATTAATCGCAATAGCGTTCTCAAACTCGGCTTCCATTGCCTCTCGTTCTTGCTGCTCTTTCTTCTGACGCATTAGGGCTGAGAACATATCGCCCTTTAGACGCCTGTCATTCTGGAATGACAGCACGCCGAAATTCTCACGAGCGCCAGAATAGCTAAGCCAAAAATCGTTAATTACATTTGCTAACGACTTCCTGATTTGTGGATCAGTGCTTCTTGATCCACTCTTCAACCGGGACAATTGTCCGGGAGAAACATGCGTCCTATCTGCAATCTGCTGTTGTGTTAGTGTTTTATCTCTACCTAATGCCAATGACAATTGCTCTGCAAACTTGTTCTTCATACCTACACCTCTGTATTTTGGAAAGGGCTTTATATCGCCTTTCCATGTAATTCACCTATAATTTAAATTAATCGGGATGATCTAATAGGTAATCCATCATCTCAGCTGCTGGAATATGCCAGCCGTTATGGGTATTCACATAATCAATGAAACCACCCTGTTCAATATCCAAATCATGGCGATGCTTGGTTAAATATCGTGAGGCTCGTTCGGTTGATTTAGTTCCATATTTATACTTAGCCAAATCTTTAAGCTTCCAAGTACGAATACCACGTTGTGCTTGCTTCCAGGCTTGGAACCTCTCGTATTCTTCTTCGCTAATGAATTGGAAGCCCTTTGGAGCCTCATGCCGAATCAATATCGTATCTGACATGTTCGCACCTCCTAATATGAAACTGACATAAGTTGGCTAGCTTGTTCGTTATACTCAGCCGTTACCGCTCGAAATTCAGCATCTAGCGCTTTATCGCTTAGTGCCTCAAACATTACTCTTGGCGTTTCTGGCTTAACCTTTGCCAGTGCATTGATTAATGTAGTTCGTGATAGGTGTGTCATTTTGTTTCCTCCGTTCTTTGATAATTAAATATTTGCGTTTAGTAACTCGAATATTCGACGCGCTTCATCAATGTTGCTCTCGTTAATTTGATATACGTTAGACACACCTAAATGGAACCTAATGATTGTTTTAACTGCGTCTGACAATGAATAAGCTTTTGAATTCTTACCGTACTTCTCGTTGACAAATTTCGAAATATCGTTTTTAAGCTCTATCCAAGCAGTGTTTCTTGCTTTGACTGGTGCTAGGCTTTTGGCGGCAATAGCTGCGTTTACCTCTGATTGGACCATTTCGTGCAATTGTTCTTGCGTAATTTCCATTACTTGGCCACCTCCACCGATAATTCATCTGTGGAAACTCCTAATGCACGGGCAAGTTTTTTCGCCGTCTCGTATGTCAAATTAGTACCTGACTCAATTGCGCTGATTGTCGTTTGTGGTACTCCACTTTTATCAGCTAGTGCTGATTGGCTGAGTCCCAGTTTCTGCCGCAATTCTCGAATCCTTAATGTGTAAGTCATTTGGTATCTCCTTTCTAGTCACTAATATATTGGTAACTCGACCATATAATAACTAATATATCGTTACATGTCAACAATATATTAGTAAATATTTTTGTTATTTACTTTAGAATGAACTTAACAATATATCGTTAGGAGCTCATAACATGAAAACCGATGGAGAATTTGTTTCCGAACATTTAATGGAATTAATAACTCAACAGAACTTAACTATTAATCGTGTTGCAACATTAGCTGGGCTGAACCAGTCGACTGTAAACGCGATGTTTGAAGGGAGAAGTAAGCGCCCAACAATTACTACAATCCGTAAGGTATGTGGCACCCTCGGTATCAGCGTTCACGACTTCTTCGACTTCCCGCCTTACAACGAGGTGGAAAAATAATTTCCATAGACTTCTCACTTAAAAAGGTGGTTAAAAAATGTTAACAGCTACGATTCATTTTTTAGATGGTGAAACACTAACGCTAAACGTACATGACTTTGTTTGGGGTATTCGCACTGCGCCAATTAATGATCGTCCTAAAAAAATTTCTAAAAAGAACTGGGAAAAGATAACGTACGATTTTCCTAACAAAGACGAAATTAATGGTCCGTTTGAACTGAACGAACATATTAAGCTAGGATTAGTGCCAAGTATCACCAAACTTCTAAACAACTACACTTTCTTTTTCACTGATGATGACCCTGGCACCGTGTTTGCCAGCTCCAAAGTGGTAAAGATTGTCAGTCATTAACGTTTAATCCGAAGAGTTGCTATTTGCGATAGCGGCTCTTTTACTTTTCATTGGCTTCATTTTGGCGTCTCATATTCTATTCATATTGTTTAACTTTTGCTTGTAAAAAAACGTTAACACTAACTCCTAAAGCGTTAGCTGCTAAAAAAGCTTTTTCCAAAGTCAATTTGTTAGTCCCATATTCAATATTTGCCAAAGCCTGTCCTGAACGCAAATTCATGGAATGCCCTAATTCTGCGAGAGTTAAATGTTTCTTCTTCCGAATATCTCTGAGAACTAAATTAGCGTCTTTTTTTACAACTGGAACATTCATTAATATCACCTCGCTACACTTTATGTTTAACTTACAGTCTTTATAATACTACACATTAAGTGTAAGTCAATACTGTTTCTACACTTTTTGTTTATTTTCCTAAATATTATGTTTAACTATTATATAATCTACTCAAAGAGGTGAAATAAATGTCTGAATTAAGCAATAAGCTTACTAATTTACGTGAACAAAAAGGATGGACTAAAACTTATGTTGCAAAAAAACTTGGCATATCCAACCTCGGAACCTACGCAAATTATGAATATGGTACACGTGAACCTGATCTTCAAATGTTGACAAAAATTTCAGATATTTATGGTGTAACCACGGACTATCTTTTAGGTAATAACAAGACCCCCAAATGGGCAACCAAGAAAGATACTATTGACCTGAAGGACTTCCTTGAAGCAAACGAAGGCTCAATGACCTATGGTGGTGAAGATCTTACTGAAGAAGAAAAACAACAAGTGCGTGTGGCCATGGCAACAATATTCTGGAAACGCCACAAGCATGATTAGGAGTTGTACTTATGGATAGAGTAAAAGATATTGTTAAAACTATTGTCAATCGTTATCACACTGCGGACCCGTTTGTAATTGCGGAAAAGCTTAACATACAAGTGGAATGGTGTGATTTTGGGGCAATGCCTCTGGGTAAAAATGCTTATGACAACCAAGAGCCTATCATACTACTCAATAATTCTATTAAACACACGCCTACACAGTATTTCATACTCGGTCATGAGCTGGGACACGTTATATTCCATGAGGGACTGATTGGGTACTACACTTCCGTTAAACATGGACATTCTAAGTTTGAACGTGAAGCTGATAAATTTTCAGTTGGATTGATGGGAATGTTGTTTATTGAGGAGAATGGCCATATTCCCTATTCATATCAAGAACTGTCTTATCAATACGGGGTACCATTCGACGGAGATTAATTATAGATAAATTAATTTGGAGGAATTTTCATGTCACTAGGTGACTTATTCAGAATAAGCGCATTTAAAAATACTATTCAAAAATCCAAAGTTGAAATTATTGAATTACAAGAAACCATGGATGATTTGAAGAGACAGAATGATATTAAGCTGTCATTACAACAAATGAAGCCTGAACAACTTGAAGAACTTATTAATTCTAAGCAAAAAAAGCTTGATGAGTTAGACGAACAGATTGATACTGCTAACAAAAAATGTATCGATGTACTTTCTGAAATTGAGAGACAATCCAATACGCTTAATGAAATAAAAGCCGATATTAGTGACCTTTCTCCTGATTTAGAAATGAGTTCATATGGCTTATACCAACCACAATATGACTTTTCGGATTCTTTAGGCTACAAGAACAAATTACAAGAAATACGCGATCAACAAAAAAATCTAATCAAAAATAAAACCGCTTGTATTTTTAACAATCACTGGCAAGTCAATGGAAGCGTAGCACAGGGAAGAAAGATGAATCGAAACAATGTAAAGGCGATTCTTCGTAGTTTTAATAATGAATGCACAGATGCTATAAACAAAGTGTCATATTCAAATTTTGATCGCATCGAAACAAGGATCATTCGCTCATTCAACCAGCACAATAAAATGTATGAGGTTGTTGAAATAAGTATGGTCAACAATTACTTACAGCTCAAACTGAAAGAACTTCATCTAGCATTTGAGTACCGACAAAAAGTTCAAGAAGAAAAAGACAAACTTCGTGAGCAGCGAGCACGAGAAAAAGAAGAAAAAACTTTGCAACGGGAAATAAAAGCTCAACAAAAAATGCTCAATAAAGAAATCGACCATTATTCGAAAGCAATTCAAGAACTACAAGAAAAACAAATCGAAAATCCTTACAATCAAGGATTGAAAGATGAAATCGAGCAGTTAAAACAAAAGCTAAAGCAGTATGAAGATAAAAAATCAGAAGTTGATTATCGAGAAGAAAACGCAACCGCCGGATATGTTTATATCATTTCTAATGTTGGTTCATTTGGTAAAAATGTTTTCAAAATCGGCGTAACTCGCCGCTTAGATCCAATGGATCGGATTAACGAGCTTGGAAGTGCTTCTGTCCCATTTAAGTTTGATGTACATGCATTGATATTTAGCGAAAATGCATATCAATTGGAGTCTGAGCTACACCAGTGTTTTTCACAAAGCCGCGTCAATATGGTTAATAATCGCAAAGAATATTTTCGAATTTCTATAAACGAAATTGAAGATGAGTTAAAAAAATATAGCCATCTGACTGTAGATTTCAAAGAAGCACCTGAGGCCGAAGAGTATCGAGAGAGTTTAGCCATTAGCACAGAATCAAAGCAATAATGTTATTGAAATTGGATTTGGGGAATAAATTATATTGGAGGAAACATCAATGAAAAAATACAGTGTTTTATTACTAGCTGGAATAACCGCATTGTCGCTCACCGCATGCGGAAATAATAATAGTTCTAAAACCAATTCCGTTAATAGCTCCAAGGCAGAAAAAGTTTCATCAACAAAATCGACTGATCCGTCAAATGACAAATGGACGTTTAAAGATAATGTTTTCTCAGCCGGAATTGAAACTTATAAATTTACGAAATCGGAAATCCGTGATGGCAGCGAAGACGGAACTAAAATTTTAGTTCTCTATTGTGACGTTACTAACAACTCTAAAAAGGAACAGGATCCTTCAAATATCTATACTGTAGTAAATGCTTATCAAAAAACAGATACAGCAAACAAACAACTTTTGCCCGGCACACCCAAATATGACGATAACGGTAATAATCCAATACAAAAATACGAAGATGGCCTAAATGATAAATTGTTGCCAGGGAAAACAACGCAGGCGGCGGTTATGTTCAAGTTAGAGAACAAAAATAATGTAACGGTCAAATTCAATAACGCCAATTTCCAAACTATTGGGACAAAAACATATTCTGTAAATTAAAATATTGGCTTGATTCTAACCGTAATAAACCATGTAAAGATCGGAGAATTTGTTATGAAAAAGATGAGTATTGGTTTTGTAGCCATTATAGCTATAATTTTCACACTGGCTGGTTGTGGAAACAAAAAGCCTGATTATACTGCTTCAACAGCGGAATCAGTATTAAATGAAAATAAAGATATTGAAGGAAAAACCGTTCAATTCAAGGTCAATAAAGTTGTTCCAAATAGCGCATTTGGCTATAATCTTGAAACTGGTAAACACTTGAATTTCGTAAGTTCTGAAAATCCCAAGGTGAATAAAGGTGAAACAGTTACAGTGAAAGTTAAGAAAGCTAGCTCATCTGTGGGGTCTTGGATTATATCATACACAAATCTCAAAAAAGATTAACTGTAAATGGTTGGCCCATAGTTGGGCTCTCACGCGAGCGTAGTTCAACGGTAGAACAGTTATTTACACGCTTCTCACAAGTCTCACATCCTATATTTATGCAGGTTCGACTCCTGCCGCTCGCATTAACATAAAAAAATACATTCTCCCTCACCACGAAAGAGAATGTACCTCAAGGGGCATGTACGAAACATGCTTAGAAACATTATAGATCTTAAAATCGTATTTGCAAGTTTTTTTGCGAGCGTAGTTCAACGGTAGAATGGTTCCTTTAATTCAAATATAGCCTACCTTCCAATGCAGGTTCGACTCCTGCCGCTCGCATTAATAAAATGAAAGAAGGAAATACCATGGGCAGAGAAATTTCAAAGTATGAATTAATTGAGCTTGTCACTAATGGTTTAACAGCTTTTGTAGAAGCAGAGGCTATTCTTCATTTAACGAAAGACACATATTCGGAACAAGAATACATCCGTATGCTTCAGGCAATGAAGCAAGATTTATCTATTCGTTTAGAACAAAAATAATTGTAGTTAATCAAGTGCCAATTTGATTTCAAATTGGCCATTTGCGAGCGTAGTTCAACGGTAGAACAGTGCTCCTTTAAGTTGCTGACTAGATACTAACAGATGCAGGTTCGACTCCTGCCGCTCGCATAGAGGTTCTTAACTCAATCAAACATAGGAGAATCACCAATGTTCAATTCTTTAACTTATTTTTTAAAAAGCCTGTCCTCTATTAAGTGGAGCACTGAGCTATTATTTGTGACAATTATATCAGTATTAGTTGCATATTTTCTCTATAAAAAGCTTCATCACTAATTGATTACAAACGTGGGTGTAGTTCAACGGCAGAACGGCAACTTCTTATGGGATACCCTTCCCTTATTTCTTATTGCCATGCGGGTTCAACTCCTGCCACTCACATTGACCAGTCAGGATGTCATTAAAAGCTAAAATATATTTTCAGGAGGATATTTAATTGATTCAAGAATTCAAAGAATTTATCTCACGTGGTAATGTAATGGATTTAGCAGTCGGCGTTATTATTGGGGCTGCATTTACTGCTATCGTTAAATCATTGGTTAATAATTTAATAAATCCACTAATAGGTGTTTTTTTAGGACAAATCGATTTCTCTAGCCTTGTTTTAAAAGTTGGCAATGCTACTTTTAAATACGGTTCCTTTATTAATTCTGTCATTAATTTTTTGATTATTGCATTTGTGGTATTTTTACTAGTCAAAATGATTAATAAAATTATGCCCAAGAAAGAGGATGTCGAAGCCGATCCTATTCCAACAGCTGAGGAAAAATATCTTTCAGAAATTGTATCATTATTAAAGCAACAGAAAAAATAATTGCAGTAAGAAATCAGGTGCCATTTATGGAAAAATCAGAAGATTTACCTACTAATGATTGGAAACAAGCACAGTCTGCTGTCTTCAAAGAGTACGAAGATTTTATTAAAAGAGTTCAAGAAAATGGTGTAGACTATGCTATTCAGCATGCAAGACGTTTAATAAATTACCAAAAATTAGTTACCGAATGGCAACATAAAACAAATATTTTAATGGACGATCTATCTAATAACCCCGTCGCTTTAAGTGTTTTTAAAGACTTAGAAGAAGGAAACGAAAGTCATGTTTTGAGTAGAGCTTACGAGATTATGAAAAAGTGGCCAGAGTTCAACCCAGAACCATTAACCATTTGGCTAGAGCTCATCGAAGACTCAGATGATGAATAATAAAACTAAATTTCAAAGGAAGAATTCCAAATGAAGATTATCAACGTCGCATTGCATGTTAAACCAGAACTCAAAAAAGAATATGAAGATTTCATTCATGAACTTGTTATTAATTCAGCACAAGAAGCTGGTAATGAATTCTATGGACATTTCAAAAAGTTAGACAGTGATAATGATTATGAAATTATCGAACACTGGAAAGATCAAGAAGCCGTGGATTTCCATAATGACACTCCTCATTTTCAGAAATTTTTAGCACACGTCAGTGACTATCTAACTTCAGAACCAGAAATTACCAGAATGGATTATTAGTTTTCTCGCTTTGCAAATAAGTGTTGCTTTTTCACTCATTTGCAAAGCTTCCGGACCTTTAGCTCAGTTGGTTAGAGCAGACGGCTCATAACCGTCCGGTCGTTGGTTCGAGCCCAACAAGGCCCATTCACGCGAGTGTAGTTTAGTGGTAAAACGACAGCCTTCCAAGCTGTAGTCGCGGGTCCGATTCCCGTCACTCGCTTTTGTTAAATTAATTGACAATTTTATTCAGATACTCTATCATGAACGTAAGTTGAAATGCCTGTATCCTTATTCAGGTCGTAAAAACACCTCATGATAGTTATTACTATTGTGGGGTGTTTTTCGTGGGACAAAAAAAGAAAGTTGAATTTCACACTTATCGCTACATGTTGAATAAACTACGTGATAAGGATTTAATCTTGGATAGCGATTTTCTTTCCATAGAGATTCTAAAATCAAGAGGATATTATAATCTAATTAATCGGTATAAATCAGAATTTTCAAAAGAGGATAATTTACACTTTGAAGAGAATGTCCATATTACAGATTTATATTACTATCACAGAGTTGAAGATGATCTTCGAAACATACTGTTTAAATTTACAATTAATTTTGAGCAAATATTTAAAGAATCTATGGCCTATATAATATCCAAAGATATTGGTGTAGAAACAGATCAATACTTAGACTTTTCAAATTATAGAAATTATACTAAAGCCAGAAAAATCACAAAATTCATTTCTCATCAAATGGAGAAATGCACTGTTAATCCGACACTCTATTACAAAAAGGAATATGGTGATGTCCCCCCTTGGATTCTATTGAACAACCTAACTATGGGACAAACAAGAATGTACTTTTCAATATTCCCTCTCAAATTAACAACATACGTTGTTGAACAACTACTACCAATGCAGGACGCCATGCCTTCTGCCCATAAAAATTTATCTGATTTTGTCTTTAATGAGGTGCTCCGTTATCGCCCAACAGACAACTTGAACGAAGCCGATTTCGAAAAGCTTGAAGAACGATCAAAAATGGAAATGATTGAACTTACTCGCGATATGATTTCCATTATCGTAGATTTTAGAAATAATCTCGCCCATGGGAGTCGCCTAATTCACTTTACTTCCAGACAAAGCCTTAATCATGATGCACTTCGTATATTTGCTAGTAATAAAGTATTTTCAGATTCAGAGTTTTATAGCCAAGGAATTGGTAAAAATGACCTTTTTTCTTTTATCATTTCCCTAATTATACTGATGGACAAATTTGATTCCCTTTATTTAATTGATCAATTAGACGCGTGGCAAAAAAACAATACTAGAACTCAATTATCAAAACAAGCATTCTATCACTTTTTAAAAAGTTGCAACTTAGCGCCTGATTTTATTTCTAGACTCAAAAAAATCACTATTGATAAAACAGGTAAGCAGCAAAATGAAGAATTTAACAGACGCTTTGATCTTTAGTATTACAAAAGCCCTAATATGGGCTTTTATTTAAAAGCAAAAAAGAACATACGTTTGGAAATACCAAGCTATTGTTATTTCCAGTTAGGAGCAACCAATGTCAATTACAAAACTAGATAACGGTAAATGGCAAGCCCGTATTAGCTATAAGAAGCCAGATGGGTCTTATGGATCTATCACTCATTCAGAGCGTCGCAAAACCGACGCCAAGGACTGGGAAACTAAAACTAAGAATGCTCTGCTGGAAGGTGCCGACTTATCACGTAGCACTGAGAGTCTAAAGCATTACTTTCTTGATTGGATCAGAATTTACAAAACTGACGGCGTATCGCGTCATACTCACGAGCTATATATGGGCAACTGGCGTCACGTCTCTGCATATTTTAAAGATCAGCCTATGAGCGCAATTAAACGTCCAGATTACCAGAAGTTCCTGAATAAATTTGGCCGCAGTCATGGAATTGCCACATCTCACAAGCTTCATCAACAAGTACACACTGCAATCAAGGACGCCGTAGCAGATGGTATTCTAAAACGAGACTTTGCTTACAAGGCACACGTCACTGGACGCCCTCCTAAGCCCGTAGAGGAAAAGTATTTGACGTTGTCCGATTATAAGAAGCTACGTAAATACCTCATTAAAACGGCTGATTATGACCACATGACTATGCTGATGATGCTGTTTCAATTAGAAACTGGAACCAGGTTCGAAGAAGCTGCTGGTCTGACGTGGGATAATTTGGATTTGAATAATGGAATAGTTCACATTAAACAGCAGTGGGACGCCCGTAGACAGACTTTTCGTCCAACTAAGGGAAATGGACAGGCCGATGGAGATATAACCATAGGACCCGCCTACTGTCGTTTTATGAGGAGCTATCGTAATACGCAGAAAGATTATTTAGAACTACACGAAATGAAAAACCCTAAGAACCTAGTATTTTGGTCCAAACTAGGGAAAATCGTGGGTAATGGGAATGCAAACGAAGAGCTAGGACGTATTTGTAACCGTCTAAAGATAAACAAAGTTACAACACACGCCATGAGGCACACACACGCTTCGATTCTTATCTTAAACCATGAGTCCCTTCCCTATGTTCAACATCGCCTTCGACATCAAAAACTAGAAACGACCGTTAACACCTACGTCCATCTTATTGAAGAAGAAAACGGCGTATCAGATAAGAAGGCCACTGAGCTAATGGATGAAGGATTTTAAAAAATGATAATTTTATGATTTCTGTATCCCTTGTGCCGCAAGGGATTACAAAATCATTTGTTAATTTTTCTTCCAAAAACTGCTATATTTTGACTACTTTTTTCGTTTTTGGAAGAATCGTGGAAGAACATATCGTGTTTGAGTGGTTTTCGAGTGTAAAGCAAAAGCACCAAAACGCCTTTATATCAGCGTTTTGGTGCTTTGTCGTTTCTCTATATTTGTCGACTTATCACCCGCACGGGGATCGAACCCGTAACTCCGCCTTGAGAGGGCGACGTCTTAACCAATTTGACCAGCGGGCACAAATTCATTTATTATCTTACCGAATGATAAGCGGCTTGTCAAATATAATTAAGATTTTTGCCACCTAAAAATCGTCACAACAACTAAACCAACGAATAAGAGCAAACAGTAGGCCACACTACACCAAAAAACGAAAGTCAATAATTGGGGTAACAAAAAGCTGCGCATAACTGCTAATCCGATGGCCGTGACCGCCCATACGATCAATTGTTGTCGCAGATGATCGAATAAATGATCTAATTCTGACTTCGACATACACTCACCTTCCATTTAACTAGTTTAGCCACCAACTGATACGATATTCAAGCAAAAATGCAAAAAATAGACACAAAGTTTCAGCAAAGTCTTGACAGTATTTGCTGGAAAAGTTACTATTAAATAGTTGTTATTGGGTATTCGCCAAATTGGTAAGGCAGCGGACTCTGAATCCGTAATTTACTGGTTCGAGCCCAGTATACCCAATATTCGTTATCAGCTGTTATCATTGGTTGTCAAAAACACCGTGATTGCAGCTTTTTTATTACTTTAGTTTATCATTAATTGTCATCTCTTTTCACTAAAAGTCAGCCAAAAGGACAGCCAAAAATATAACAAAAAAGCCACTGTTTCCAGTGACTTAATACTTGCGCGGGGTAGTGACTGTTAGCCAACTTTGGTTAGCAGTTTTTTTCGTTAGGCCATTAGTCTAACGCTTATTATCAAGGCAATGACTGCAATAGTAATGTGTATCACAAAAATAACCTTTCTTATAGTTTTAGGTTCATGATAATCAAACGGCCACTGAATAAAGTCAAATACTGACAGAATCATAAAGTTAAACGCTAATAAATTTAGCCCATAAACAGTCACCGGCATAGACAAGCTGAAAGCCATGCGGCCATATTGTAATATGCTACACGTTATCAAATATGCCGGAATAATCAACAATGTAATATTTACAGTAACTTCGAAAAACCATTTTTTAATGAAATAACTCATTTACAAGGACACTCCAGTAAATATTTAACTGCACATTATTAATTATACAGTAAAATTGTTGAAGCTGGGCTATAGTAGCATTCAAACCGTTAGATCACTGTAAAATTTTGCAAAAGCGTGTAATGCTTCATTCTTCATATAATTAAACTTGCTAACACTAACCGATAATTGGTTACAAGCTTCATTGCGGGTGAAATGCTTCTCAATAACGTAATCATGTAAAATAAATTGATATTGTGGATCATCAATTGCATTTAGGGCGTCTTCGACTTCTTTTAGCTGGTAAGACAGGTCAACATGGTTTATCAGGCGGCTTTCAGCGCCGTTTCGGCTGCTATGGCTTGACACTCCATCGAATGAGGGGCTGGAAACTTGATTAAAAGCCGTCAAATCACGTTTTAGTTTGGCATATTGCTTTAATAAATTACGAATTTTCTTAATATCTTGACGCATCGGAATCACACTTTCTGATCCCAGATATATGTATAAAAAAGAGGCTCGGGGGAGAGCCTCTCACTATAGGATATGATAATCGCCGTTATTACGGGAAAGTAATATTAGGACAAATTACAACATTAATTTTAGTACCAATCATTTCATATGTCAAACCTAAGCTTCAATTTTTCCACGCAGTTGTTGAATCATACTGACAACTTGATACGGTGTCTTTGTCATATCAGTTACTCTGTTTTGATACCAGAATTGTGTCAGCAAGGACACCGCAAAATCGTACTGTTTGTAGACAGTCAGATCTTCATTCTTGCTAACAGCCGTCTGCACGTAGTCCTTGGCGGCGTCTAAATAACTTTGAATCATTGGATCATCTTCAGTCACATCAATTCGCAGGCTTAGTTTAATGTCGTCTACAGTCACTGCCAACTAATCACTTCCTCATAAGTTTAACTTTACTCTCATAAAATTATATGGTATAAATATAGAGTACTCATTGCCCGGTAGTTCAGCGGTAGAATAATTGACTGTTAATCAAGAGATCGCTGGTTCGATCCCAGCCCGGGCAGTCTCCAAAACACATATTTATCATAAAAGGCCGTGACCTTGAAGTCACGGCCTTTTTATTACCAAGTCATAGCATAATAGATTACCTCAAACACTTTAAAAGCAACATATGCGGCGAATACATACGTGATGATAATACCACTGTATGCAAGGATAAATGTGTTCTTCATGAAATCACTCCTAAAATTATAGCTGCACGTTCTATTAAAATCTGATAAGCATTATCATCATACTATCACTTGTTGTTTGAAATTCCACTTACTTTGTCTTCCTATTTACCAGCAGTTGCAGTTCCTAACGCCACATTAATTACAGCGGTCTTGTCAATCACTTCATAATCATTCCGCACAATGACGGAAAGCCCTTGACTGAACTGGTCGAACTTGTCCCATTGGGCGGTTACTTGGTTACGCCGGAAGACAGCCACGGCTTGTGATAAGTCCCCCGCAATCATTGGGAACGTCCCGTCGGCGTTGTTGGCCAGTAACTTGTCACTAATCATGACGACTGGTGCCCCTAACAAGGTGAACCCACTGGGTGCCGTTGGGTTCGGCTGTAATAAGTAACGGCCTTCGGAATCCTTCAAGGTATCAAGGTAATTGAACCCGGATTGGTTCACTAGCCACATTTTGCTCAAGGCGGGATCTAACGTCACATTGAAAATCTTTTTAAGATCATCAATACTGGTTGCCGTTGCTTTAGTAAAGTTGCTACCAGTTAACAAGCTCATAATCTGCGTGTTGTCCGTGTTATCAACCAGTTGTTGCAATTGGGTTTTAACTTCGCTAACAATATCCACTTCGGCGTCTTCCACCACTTCATTAGATAAGGCAATCTTACCCGCCCGGGTCTTTACATCAAACGGCACTTCCGTAAACATATTCGCGTCAACATCGGCAATATCGGCTAATTCGTCCTTAGTAGCCAGTACCGCAGATTGTTGGCTGGTGGCAATTGGATAAGTACCGGAACCACTAGAAACTTGCTTAACCGTCGCATATTGGGCGAGGTTGTAATTGGATTGTTTTAATTGGAAAACGGGGGTAATCAGTTCTTTAGGAATAACCGCACTGGCACCGTCAGTCTTTAAACCGTCCCGAGTTTCCCCGTGTGTCCGCACATATTGTTCAAAGGCGGGAATACCGGTTTTGCTTTCGTTACCATTGTCATTGCTGTTAGGATCAATAATTGTTTGTTTTGCCATGTTGTCAGGCTCCTTTTCTTGGTTAATAAATTTTTCATAGCTACGGGTATCAACTTGCACATTTGTATCGTCATAAGCGGGAACAGCTACCACCGACACGTCGAACAAACTCTTAACTTGATTAATGGTGCGCGTGATATTACCACCATCATCTTTAGTCCATTCGTCGGTGTCGTCGTCACTATCAAAGCCAAATGAACAGGAATCAACATTCCCACTCTGAACTTCTTCGTAGACGTCATTAGCAAACGACGTATTCGGCAACTGCGCGGTGAAATGTAGCCCCTTGTCGTCCGTTTCTAGCGTTAACGTGCCCGCCTTGGCACTGGCTAACACTTGAGTGTAGTCGTGGTTATTAAGCATAAGAACGTTTGATAAATCGACACCATCAAGGGCTTGGGGGGTAACAACCTCAGTGAAGCCACCTAAGTCTTTGCTTGGTGAGTTCCATACAATTGCATAACCACTAATTGTTTTGCCCTTAGATGTCTGTGAGTCTTTAGGTTGCGGGTCTGCTGAATTTTCAGCTGGCCCGTCTTCGGGTGTTTCTGACTGTGGCGTTTGTGCTCGCAACTCGGCGTCAATCGTTAACCGTCGATCTTGTTTCATGAATTATCCACTCCATTCTTTTGTAAGTTTAAGAAAATATTGCCATCGTCAGTTGGTGGCAAGCCAATCTTGGCCCGCGCTTCATTGCGGCTCATAATACCGCCCGTATAACCGGCCACGGCTTGGGCTTGCTGAGTTTGCGGGTCAAGGCTCAATAACTTGTCCGTGTTAAACGTAAAGTCATGACCAAGCTTGAACGATAGCTCGCTGGTAAAGCTATCAAAGTAATGTTGTAATGTGCCTTGCAGATATTGCACACCACTTTGTTCTTGGTTAGAATGATCGTTTTCAACCCCTAAGCGCTCCGGTGGTAAACCAAAAGCCTTAGCAATTTGTCGGGTCGTCCAGTCATTCGAGTTGACCAGCTTTAACACATCGGTATTTAAGGATAAGTTGCTAATATCCATGGTGTCATCAGTCACAATCGTGTTGATCGCGTTGTCACCCGTATTGGCTTCATCAAACTGTGCCCGAATATTGTCCTTGGCTTCCGGCCCTAAATCAGATTGATGAACTTTAATAACCGTAGTGCCATGCACGCCAGCAGTAAAAAAGCCGGTTAGCAATTTATTGCCGGCCGACTGAATCTGACGCTCATCTTTGAGGGCATATAGTGGACTAATTCCAGATACACCATCTTTGGTGAAATATTTAAAGTGCAAAATGTTGTTAGGCGCAATCTGACGACTGTTACCACTAATCGGGGTATAGGTGTAGGTTAACGCGCCGCTCACATCGTCTTGCTCAACTGTCATTTGGTTATTTTGCACAAATTTAAGTGTGTGATTAGGCAAAATCTCCGCAAAACTATTGCCATTGAGTAACAGGTTGGCCGCCAACGCATATTTGAAATGGTAGCCGTCCATCTGGCTATTAGGGGTCTGATTAATCATGGTATTAAATATCGCTGTATCACATGTAATCGGATTGCTGGCAATATCACTTGCAATAATGTTAATCGCCGCGTAAATGTCACTATTACGCAACACCGCCGCACTCACGAACGTATATGGGTCGTTACTTGATAAACTAACCAAGGCGTCGGCCACCGGATCATGCGTGCCACTGGTGGTACTGCTTTTAACGAAAAAACTCATTTAATCACCTCTTTGCTTTTCATAATTAATTAGCAACGCTAACAGAATCATTGCCGTACCAGCCAGCATTAACCCCGCTTGCCAACTGATCCAGCAACCAAAACCAATTACTAAGCAGATTAGGCCAATCACCAACAAGATCGTTTGTACATAATCAGAACAGATCTGCCGCAGTCGCTGTTTTGTAGTAATCTTCTGCATGTTGTTGATCCTCACTTTCTTGGTAATAGTCCATACCAGCTACAAACGCGTTAATCAACGCCGCAATTGGGTCAATTCGGTTACTGTTGCGGGCCTTATCCAGTTGCCAGCCATTGTTTAATACTTTCAAGATGGCGTTATTGACCGCATAAGCGAGAATCTTGTTACCGTTATGTTTAATCTTGTTATCGTAAAGCTGATCACGAAAATTACGGGTTGGGATATTCAAAGTCTTGGTACCTTGCCGCACTTCAAACAGTGGGTAGCTTAATTTCTCGAATTTTGTAATTAACGTTTGCGCGTTATACGGGTCATAAGCGACGGCTTTCACTTTCCAGTTGTATTTCCCGACCAGTTTTTGTACAAAGTCAAATAGATCGTCATAATCAATAATGCCGCTTTCTAATCGGGTAATACTACACTCACCCGCCCGCTCCATGCTCCGGTAATCAATGCCATCGCGCTTAATCTTAGAATCGAGTCCATACTTCGTTCCGATGAACGAATGACTATCACAATAAAACTGACCGTTGCCAATTGGAACGAGCCAACTAACCGCGGTCAAGTCATTACTTTTTGATAAATCAATGCCAATATAGGCGTCACGATTATGTAAGTCGGGCACCTTTGCCAATTTACCAGCGGCCCAATCGTCTGCTGAAATATAGCTGTCCTCACTGGCTTGCAACCACATATTGAAATTCTTAACCAGTACCGGGATTAGGTTGTTTTGCTTAATGGCAAGGTCAACGTCGGCCTGAATCTTTTCCGTCATGCGTTGTTTAGCGTGTGGTTCACTGAATAACGGGTTGGCCTTAATCCAATTGGCTTGATCGTAAACTTCTTCGCGGTCGTCAAGTTCCCATATTGCCACAAAATAACGGTCAGCTTTGGTTTTCCCCTTTAAAACGTCCGTCAGCATGTCATATTCGGCGTGCATTGGAACGTTAAGGTTAAGACCCGAGGTGGAAATTACCGCCAGCAGGGAGTTATCTTCTTGTGCTTGGCCAGACTTTAAAACGTTGTACACTTTGCGGTCTTTAGCTTCGTGCCATTCATCTAAAATAACGGTCGTCCCGGCATAACCATCAAGCGTACTGGTATCACTGGCAAGGGCCAAGGCTTGTGAATCAGTTTCTAAGTCAGTAATGGCTTGCTTTTGCACCTTAACCCGTTGCCGCATGTACTTCGATTGCTTACGGACTTGCCGTAAACCACTTGAAAGCATGTCATAGCCTAATTTAGCTTGTTTAAGGGCGTTGCTGACAAATAATACTTGTCGGTTGCGGGCGGGCTGACGTTCTCTTAAAAGGCCATTAGCGGCCATACCAGAAGCCAGATAGGTTTTACCATTCTTCCGGGCCATACTAATAAACGCACGATCATAACGGCGGTTACCAGTAGTTTTTTCACGCCAGCCATACAGTTCACTAATGATCCATTCTTGAAATGGTTGCATGGTGAGTTGGCTACCGTCAGTCTTAGGCATCAATTCGATAAACTTAACCGCCTGTGCCGCTTTGTCTTCGTCATAGTAGAACGGGAAGCTGTCGTCCTTAGAACGGCTTAAATCGCGTTTAAATCGCTCACACGCCCATTTGATTTTTTGACCAGCCAATACTTGACCCGATAACACTTGGTCAACATATTCAATCATGACAACATCGCCTCAAAAGTATCTTCGGGTGTCTCATCTTTCTGTTTATTCAATTCCATGCGGGCCCGGCTCGATAGCGACATGCCTAAATCATTGGCTAAGGCTTTTAAATCTTTCATCGCTTGTGACTGCAAGGCTACGTAGGGGTTCGGCTTACGTACACCAGTCTCTTGATTAGTTTGTACCAGTCCGTTCTTACGAATATCATTCTCGCAAGTCTGTACCGTTGCATAAGCGCGGCAATAACTGGCTAACATTGCCCGGTCAAGTTCACTAATTGGGGTATTGGCCTTTAAATAAGGCGCTACCCGTTGCCATTCAGTCAAGGCACGATCATGTAACCAATCTGGCGGGGTTAAATCAAGCACCGGATAATCAAATAACGCTTTTTCAGCGTCTTTACGTTGATCACGCTCATCATTGGTTAAATGTTTCTTCATACTGGCTAAGGCTTTTACTTTTTGGCTCATTCGGAGCACTCCTTTCGTTTAAATTTACGTACCAAAAAGCCCCCACGGGTTAGACCCGTAGCGGCTGATTGATACATATATCCAGAACTCGTTTATTATACCTATATTATCGCACATATTTCTAAAAAGTGCAATTAATAACATGTTTATATTTACACGTTACCCCCTGACTAGCTATTTGTTTAAATTTCGCATTATTAGTAGGGATATTTCACAATCCAGCAAAATTAGCAAAAAATCAAAGCTCAAAAGGGACTTTTATAAACACAAAAGTATGCTGTCCGCTCCTTTCGGGTCGACCATAGCCCCCCATATCAACGTTTCTGGGCTGTCATGCTATTTTGAATTAGTCTCGTGGTCGAAAATTCAGCTGCCAACTTGAATTGCAAGTCGAAAATTTCGACTCACTAACTCACCCGAAAATTCAGGGCAGTATTCCGCACTTGTGAAGAAACATCTTTGCTGTCCAACTCAGCCGAATTGTTCACTCGGCCGAAAACTCGTCGCAGTCCATTGCCAATTTTGGCAACGTAGACGCAAAATGCGGGTTGGTTAACTCGGTCGAAAACTCCGCTCAGTAGCTCGGCTGAAAGTTCAGCGCAGTATTGCGCAGATCTACTACCTAAGTTAAACTTAGCCAGTCTGATTCATTCAGCGGAAAACTCCGCTCTACTAAAAAGCGCCGCGCCTTTCAGCACGACACTTCATTGGTTATTTAGTTTGTTGCTCCCGCTGTTCTCTAGCTAGTCTAGTCTTCCGGTTATGATGTCGGTAACACAATGGTTGCAAGTTGCTTTCATCTAAGCGACGTGACCAATCGTCTTTGATTTCAATGACGTGGTCGACCACATCGGCTTTACGGATCACACCATCTTGGTAACATTGAACGCATACCGGATTACTTTCAAGGAACCGCCGTGACAACTTGCGCCATGCCGAAGACTTGTAGAACTGTTGGTACTTACTCTCATCTGAATCGTACATGCGTTTGTGATACCGCCACTTGTTAGTAGCCTTGCGGTGCTTCTCACAGTAGCGTGTGTCATAGGCAACCAACGTCCGACAACCCGGGTGCTCACATTGCTTCATTGGCTTAGCCATGACCGTTGACCTTAGTTAGTGTGACCACGTCATAGGCATTCATATCGCTATCAGAACTAACGCCAGCAACGCGATACGTCACCCCATCTAATATTGCTTCCAAGGTTGTCGTGATCCGATCGTCATGGCGCACTGCAATTAACTGGTTAGTTGTTGCAGTCGTACCAGTAAGGCTAATCGTGTTACTGATGGTCAACGTATACTCACCACACCAGACAGTTAACAGTGGCACGAATTGTTGCTTGGTTGTGCCGTTTATTGGATTTTCAACTGACTTGACGGTTCCAAACTGTACTCGCTTATTTAGACGGCTTAGATTATAGTTCTTCATCGTCATCACCAGTCCTATAAACCAATGCTTCGCAATAAATCATTTTTGAATCGCTCACCTTAATAAAATCAAATTCTACATCTAACAGTTCGTCATCAATATCTTGTGCTTTGTCGACTTCCGAAACTTGCGCAAATAGCTCCTCCATATTGTCAGCATGTACCATCTTAATTTTCATTAGTTAGTCTCCTTTTCTAAATCAAACACCACCGGTTGCCAATGCAATCTTTTATATGGACGTTTACTTTCAACCAGTGGCATATTTAAGTACCCACCGTCAACCATGTACGTCAGAATCGACGTAGCGTGCATTTTCACTTCTGGCCGTTTTACTACTGATACAATTGCTTCTGTGGCTTCTCGCTTCCAAAGGGCCCAGAATACTACACCTTGGCGGTCAGCAGATCGGACATCTTTATCGCCATGATAGTCATAGCCTATACTTTCAAAAAGATGTTCGATTTCTAAAAAACTAGTTTCATTATGACTTGCAATATACTCATAAATTGCTTGTTCAATTTTTTCAGTAGTCATACTATGATTTCCTTTCACAATTAACGAACGCGCTGGGATTCTGTCTCTACTATGTCTACCCCTGATTATCAAAATGCCGCTATGTTAACGTTCTTTGGGGTAGACATCAAATCGAGTATCTCTACCCCATGCGTCAAAGCCGTGCTATATCAGCATTTATCAGGGGTAGACATTGATTTTTGTATCTCTACCCCATTGAAACATTGATATAGCAACGCTTTTAGCCATGGGGTAGATGTTTGACATTCTATCTCTACCCCATTAAGATACTGCTGTATCAATGTTTTGGTTTGCGGGGGTAGATAGGGTAGACATAGAATTGCCCCCCGTCCGGTGTTTAAAAGTAACATACATATTACCCTTTGATTTTGTTTCCTCATATTCGATCCCAACCTGTTTTAAGATTGGCTGATCACGTCGTAAACGTTCCGCCACCTTGTTAGTTTTAGGAATGGCACCATGATTTTCGTATGGATCGTATGAATCTAATTTTTTTAACTCGGAAACTAATTCTGACTTTTTACCACGCCATTGTTTCTTACCATCCAAAAGTTCTAATATGCCACTTACAAACGGATTGGTGTCAGCCGAATTGATTGCCGCTTGATGACGGTTCTTAACGTAAATATCCCCAAAGTATCTTGGTGTTGCACCTAGCTCTCTGTGCGCATTCTCGACAAATCGGCACCAATCAACCATGCGGCCACCCGTAAAATTTGATTGACCCGCATATTTCAAACTATCAACGACTGCATTCAATAAGGCACCTAAAATCAAGCTATGGTTTTCCGTAAACCAACGATAGATTTCTTCTTCCGTTCGCCGTTTTTTTGGTGCTTCTATTTCTAGAATGATTGAACGGTCTAATAAATCTTGCCGCTTAGCTAAATCGTCAATGCCATTGATAATAATTGAACGACCTAACTTAACCAATACCTCGTCACTATCAGTGTATAAAGCACGTTTACTGTAACTTTGATTAGTCGCCATCGTACATAACATATCACTGATTTCTGCTGTGATTGTTCCCGCTGAAAAATTATCATAAACTAAGGTATGTTGATGGATCGCGTCAATTGCTAAACTATCAACTGTCAATTTGGGACGTGAGATGGAGTGTTTTTGCTTTGCAGGATCAACAACCCCACGAATTAAACGACTAGCCGTAGTCTTACCAGCACCTGCAATACCTTGAATAACTAATATTGGTCGTGAACTATTGACTAAGAAACTACCCATTAGCCAACCAGTGATCAAGTCCAAACTGTTATCACTCTTAAAATTGAGATACGATCCAAGTTCTAACAAATTTTGATTGCCACCGTGATGATTAGGAATTGGTAACGCCGCCATATCATTAGTACGGTAAAACCAAACCGGGCTATCTTTAGTAATTTGCCAGCCATCTTTAGTAACCTCAACCACCTGCCATTGGTCATTGCATAGATCTAAATAATATTTACCTTGATTGATACCAACCCGCATAACAACATTCTGTTGTTGACCATGAACCCGCGAATACGTTGCCAAGTATTCATTAACTGAATCATAGGTTAACTTTGGTAACACATTCTGGGTCTTTTCATCATATAACTGGAATAAATAGTCATGAAATTGTAACGAATCAAGCGCATATACCTCATGATGATCCTTAATTGAAACCCGGGCAAACGCCCTAAACTCTTCGTTGTAACCAAACTCAATTGGTTGCTCGAAAACTAAATTTTTCAGCTCCGTTGCGGTGCTCTTTTTGGTGTCATTTTCGTTATTTAAAGCCTTCTCGGCCTGTTTCGCCAGTTGCTTATCTTCTTCCGGTAGCTCTTTAGGATTTCCCACTAATGACGCCCCCTCTGACTTGCACGTTTTAGAATTGAATGAAAGATAGTATTTACTTCTCGATCAGGTAGTGCCGGATCAACAAACGAATCATTGATCACTGACAGCATGTTATAGACTGTCTTGGGATCAGCACCGACACCAAACATTCGACCGGCAATTTTAGTTAACCAAGCGTTGCGATTGCCTTTGGTTGTCCCGGTTACCATTTCATCTAACAAGCGACCGGTATACTTCTTTTGGCGTGTGGCATAGGCGCGTTCTGACGTCCAGTTCACTTTTTGGCCCGCCAACTTATCGGCTAGCCATCGAGGAGCCGGCTTAATATCAGCCAATGTTCGGCCATCTAAAGGTTTATATTGTTTACCATTAATTTCACTTGGTGCAATCACCGTGAAGTCACTTAACAAGTCAATCCCGGGCCAAACGTCAATTTTACGAACCTTAGCACCCGCGTATTTCAAAAAGTAATGTACGCCGCCGTTAGCCGTCCGTTCAATGTAGGTATCATTCGGCAACGTCAGCCCTTGTTTGCATAATTGTGCCAAGCTCGTACGACCATTTTTAGTTGGCTCGTGCATATCAATATCAACAACCAATAAATCCGATAAATCCAGTCGCAAGCCTAAGTTGTAAGTCGGTTGATTTTTGAACCATGCAAAGATGGTATTCTGGTCGCTAGTTGCGGATCGATAACCAGCCACCCCTTTAGGTGGCTTCTTCGTGTTTTCAATCAGTGGGTAAACCGCATAGCCTTGCTGGGCCAGCTCAATGGCTTTATCGAGTGTTGCGAACTCTTTCATTTTTCAACACCGCCTAATCTTCGGGACAAATGTTATTGCTAACTGCCATAATCGAATTAGCAACATTTTGCATGTTTTCAACAACGTTTCCAGCGCGGTGGTCTGAGAAAAAGAATGATCCTGCCCATGTGTTCCCACTATTAACTGACGCAGAGACCATATCTAAGTAATCAATTGCCATTTGCAGATTGTCACGTGCCACTGATAAATTCTTAGCTTGTTCCACTAATTCACTATTTGTCATTTTCCATTCTCCTTATTCGTGTTAAAATAAGGGAAAGCATATTTTGAAGTAACTCCATTCGACCTACTACTCGCCAAAGTAAAGTAGGTCTTTTTTGTATGCTTTCCCATGCGACTGACCTCACATTCCAAAATACCGACGTGGATTCTTGATTAACTTAGCTACCACGTTGCCGACAAACGACACAATTATAAATTTGATTGCCCATAAGATTGTTGTTGCTATCATGAAATCACCTCCTTAAACTTATGCTGCCCCCGCACGGTACAATTAAATTGTTTTTGAGGCTAAATACTTATCTAGCTCTTTGCGTTCAATACGTTTTAGTCTGCCAATGCTAGTTACCTTTAAGCCGTCTTTAATCATCTTGTAGACTGTATTCATGCTGCCGATATTTAGTTCTTCCATTACTTGATGATAAGTTAGCCACTGATTTTTTTCGTTATTCAT